AAAGGTAAGATTACTAAGATTGTTTTAGATGGTGATGTTACGATTGATGGGATGGTTGGTAGCAATAGTTATTGCCGGTCATATGATGACAGTCACCTAACCTCGAACAATCAAAAAGGTGGGGTTTGTGAGTCATTCAATGACAGTCACCTAACCTCGAACAATCAAAAGGGTGGGCGTTGCCGGTCATATAATGATAGTCAATTAACCTCGAATAATCAAAAGGGCGGGGATTGTTGGTCACATGATGACAGTCACCTAACCTCGAATGATCAACAAGGTGGAGAATGCCGGTCATCCAATACCAGTCACCTAACTTCGAATTATCAGCAAGGTGGATATTGCCGGTCATGGAGCAAAAATGATGTTATTTATAAAAATTAGTATAAATTTTTTAGTATAACTCTTATATTTTAAACGTATTAATAGATATAATAGTAGTATTTATAAATGTGAGGGTACTTTATGTCATTATCTAGAGAAGATATAGCTTTAGTAGGGGAGGCTTTACAATTATATGTACAAGTTATATCGAAGCAAGCTCCCCCACAGCATGTTAATCAATTAGTTTCCGTAGTTCAAAATCTTTTTCATAAGATTGAAAGTATGGCATCTATTATTGATTCCTCTGGAAAACCTAATAATATTTCTGATGAGTGGTTTGAGAAGGTATGTGTTAAGTGTAAAAGTTTAAGTAGAAGTGGATGTACAGATAAAGTTACTGAAAAATTTCCTGGTAAATGCGACCCTATTTTACATTATGAAAAAGGTAAGAATTTAATTATTGGGGATAATAAATGAGTATTTTAAAAATAGCGTGTGATATTGATGGGGTTATAGCGGATCAGTTTCCCGCTATGCGTAATATAATTAAAATTATTTGTGGTAAAGATATTAGAAAAGAAGATAATTTGTATTATAGTTTTGAGCAAACTTTTTGTTTACGGGAAGGTTCTGATAAATTAATTGTTGATGAATATAATAAAAATTATTTATTGGATTTAGAAGCAATAAATGGATCTGTAGAAGGCATAAGATATCTATATGATAATCATTGCATAGTATTTTGTACTAGTAGATATAATAGGGTAGATACTGAGAAATGGTTGATTGATAAAGATTTTAAATATCATAATTTGTTTTTTATAGACGGAAAAGATAAAGTTAAATTTTGTATTGATAATAATTTTGATTTATTAATTGAAGATTGTGGGGAAATATGTGTTGAGGCTAGTGAGTGAGGTTTAATTTCTTTACTACTTGATCAACCCTGGAATAAAGAATTTCATGGGTATAATATAATTAGGTGTTTTGATTGGAATGAAATTATTAGTACTATATATAGGTTAGGAAAGGAAAGTATATGAAAAAGTTTTTTATTATATTAGGTTTATTTTTAATGTTGAGTGGATGCGTTATCTCTGATAAGAGAAATACTGAGTTAGTCCTTATTAAAAGTAAAGAATTTAAAAGTTATTATATTATAGGTACTGAGTACTCTATTGCTGTTGATACCTCCGGCAATGTATGGTATTTAGAACATGGTAATCTTTTTAATGGAAATATAACAAAACGAGTACTTGTAAAATAATTTGATAGGTTTATTGGTAATGAAAGAACGTAAAATAATTTTTGAGCATCATAGAGCATTAGGTGATTGCCTAATGTTTACTTCTGGGATAAGGGATTTTAAACTTTTATTTCCTCATTGTAGAATTAATGTAAAAACAAATTTCCCCTATTTATGGTTAAATAATCCTTATATTGATAAAGATGTTAAGATGGGTGATCCTGATGTCGAATTCTATAATGTAGGGTATCCAACTATACAGCATTCTAATCGTACATTCAACCATTTTTCCTCAGCTTTTTTATTTGATATGATTACGCAAGTAGATGCAAAGGAATCTTTAGGAATTTCTGTGGGAGAGTTTTGCTCTTCTTTTAGTGGGGGAAGGTGTGGTGACGGGGAAGATAAGCTATTTGAGGGTAAGAGTGCAGTAGAGCCTTTCTTTTCTTATAGAAATAGATATAAGGATATTACTAAATATGCTTTCATGAAAAGACCTGATGTACATCTTTCTCAAGAAGAAAAGAGTAATAATTTAATTAAGAAGGAATATGGGATCGATAGATACTGGGTGATAGCTCCAGGCGGTAAATCTGATTGTGTTTGTAAAATATGGGATTGGAGACGTTTTCAAAAAGTAGTAGATTATTTTAAAGATTACTTAACTTTTGTTGTTATAGGGAAGCATGACCATATAGTTGAACCTATTAATGGTGTGATTAGTTTAGTAGATAAATTAGAAATAAGAGAGATTTTTCCCTTAGTATACCATTCTGAAGGGTGTGTATCCGGAGTTAGTTTTTTGATGCATTTAGCCGCTGGTATACCTATAGAGCGTAATGGCCCAGCTTATACAGGGTATATGCGACCATGTGTTTCTATATATGGCGGTAGAGAGTGTGTATCTTTTACTTGTTATGAAGGTCATCAAATCCTTCATACTATAGGAGCGTTATCTTGTTGCGATAATGGGGGATGTTGGCAATCAAGAGTTGTTTCAGTTTATAAAAGTGGTAAAAATCCTAAAGATGAGGATAATTGTAATAAAAAATTATGTAGTTATACAGTAAAGGACAATGATCGTACTATACAGAAATGCATGGACATGATTAAAGCAGAGGATGTGATTAGAGCAATTAGTTATTATTATGAGGGAGATTTATTTAAATTGAGGCATATACAGTCAGGTATAGAATTTAAAAATGATACGCAATTATTAGTAAATAAGGATTTAGAAGTTATGAGTAATGAAAGTAAAGAAATTAATGTTCTCGCTTCCTTAAAATCACAGGGAGGGGGAGAACAATCATCTGTTAAAATTGTTCAGATGTTAAGAGAAAATGGTTGGAAGGTTAATTTTTATCCGTGGTGCCATGTTCATAATAATTACAAAGATGTAGAGGTTTGTAAAGAATCTTTTATAAATGGCATGAAAGATGTTATGAAACCCGGATTACCCTTATTATTTTATGCTAATGATAATATTGGAGATTTTTGCAATAAAGAAAAGTCGGAATGGTTGATAGATAAATCGTCAAGTATAATTATAGGCATAAACTATGTTAACGGTAAATTACCAAAGTCTTCGTGGGTAGCTAAAAAAGTTACAGCTATTATTTTTCAAAATCATGAGAAAAAAAATGAGTTTAGTAGAGATGCTATAGGATTTGAGGATACTAAATTAATTACTTTATTTGGCGCTATTGATTTGGGTAAGTTTTTAGAGGTTTATCCACAAGGAAGAAAAGAAGATGATGAAATGGTAGTTCTGAAGCACTGTACCCCGGATTATAGGAAATATGTTACTCTTGAGAGTGCTAATATGGGGGATAAGGTACATTTATGGCAGAAATATATGGCTAAAGATCCTGATATCCGATTCTACGCACGCTTGCTTGCAGATGTAAAGAATGTTAGATTTGAATTTATGGAAGCTCATCCTGAATTGGTAGAAGCGTTTAAGGATGAAAAAAGAATGGTTTTTCATAAATGGAATTCAATGCCAGTTGAAGAATTTTTAAAGAGAGGTCATGTATATTTGTACCGTTCTTCTAATGCATGGCGTGATCAGTATCCTCGTGTAGTTGCGGAAGCCCTAGCGGTAGGTTTACCAGTATTATCTGAGCCTAGAGATGGTACATATGATCGTATAGTTCATGGCGATACTGGATTTTATTGTATTGATTACGATTCATACGCATACTCATTAAAACTTTTATGTAGGAAAGAATCATATCGTTTTAATATGGGTAATAATGCAAAAAGTTGGGCTAAGGATAATTTGAACCCTAAAAAATGGGTATCTTTAATTAATTCAATATTAGGATGTAAAGATGATATTAATAAACGTATAACTAGTGTAGATAATGATAATTTAACTTATGATGATATAGTATCTATAGATAATACGGATTTTAATACTATGTTAAAACAATGTAATAATTTTAATTTCGAGAGTGAGGAATTTAATTCAATATATTTTGGCGGGCGTAGAAGATATTTTTTAAAATCTATTAAAGATAAATTAAAAAATATTTCTTATGAGGAAAGAAAAAATATTTTAATTAATATATAATAAATTTTTTGAAAGGCGGGATATTTTATGAGTTTCGTAAATATAGCAGAGAATTCTAGGCTTATGCCAGAAAAATTGGGTAGAAAAGAGATGCCAATAGATAGTAAAAAGGAAACTTTAAATAATTTTCAAGTTATGACTGAAAGATGTATGACTAGGGTGGAAGATTTATATGAAATTTTATTAAGTTTAGGTGACGTTATTGGTCCTATACTTAAATGTCCTCATCCTACTTGTAAGGAAGAAGAAAATAAATTAGAAGCAGAGAGTTCTATGGAACAATTTATTGATAGGCAGTGTATAAAAATTGATTCTTGTATTTCTTTAGTTAATAGTTATATTGATAGATGTTGTTTAAAATAATAATTTTTTGAAAGGTTAGGTATTTTATGGAAGAGCGTAGTGTTGTTGTAAATATTTTGAATGATTTGTCAAGTAGTGTTAATTTTGAAGGTAATATGGGAGATCCATCTAAAGGTACAGTTTTATCTAAATATTTATTTGCCCGTAGAAGTGAGAAAGGTTATTCTGTTCAAACCGTAGCTAATATGACAGGTTTATCTATATTTAAGATCAATAAAATGGAAGATGTGGAGGACGGAAAACAAGATTTGGGTAACGTGGTTAAGTATTGTAAAGTTCTTAATATTAAATTCGAGTTAAAGGTTAGTTAAAATTATGGATGAGATTAAAAAAGCTTTATTATTAAATATTTTAAATAAAATGATAAAATATAGTGATCCTATTTTATTAGAAGATTTTAATAAAGTTATTAAATGTCAAGATGAACTAGTTAAGTTAGAAAAAATATATAGTTAAATAGGGATAAGATATTTTGATTATGATGATCCATCAAAAGGCCGTGCTATTTCTACGTTATCAATAATGGCTACTATAATAGATATTTTAATTGGTAGTAGAATAGGATTTCTTGTTGATGATAAAGGTTTTATAAAAGAAGTACAATGGGTGATAGAGGATAATTAAAAATATTTTTATACATACTTTTCATTATATATTATAGTTGTAGGTATTATAATTATAATATTTTTATTGGAGGTTTTATGGTAAAACTTTTAGAACTTTTACAACAGCGTAGGATATGGATAGCAATAATTTCTGTTATTGCTTTTATGCTGGATTCTTTTCAGGTTTTCCATATCGATAATGTTGATCTTTTGACGGATAACATTATGGCTATTGTAGGTGGAGTTGTATCAATTATTTCTGCTGTATTAGCTATTTGGTCATATTTTAAACCTAAAGCTACTAAGTAAATTTTATAACATAGGCGTATGATTTTTATACGCCTTTTATCTAAATTTTATGATTAAATTATTTTTTTTTGTTGTATTTGGGGTATCTTTTGTTTATGATGGGAATGTTTTTGAGAGTAATGATGGTATTATTGGGGAAAAAGAGGTAGCTTATAAAATATTGAATAATGATTCTTTAGTAGTAGAAGATTTTATTATCTTTATTAAAGATAATTATAAAATTATAAATACATTATGCACTACTAAATTAGGGTATTTATATGATCTCCCAGCAATATATGTGCATTATAAATTAAATTATTTTGATTTTTATATAACTAAAATACTGGATGATCCCGATAGGGAGGCTATACCTATAATTATAGAATTTTTTGTTGAAGGCAGACCTTTTACTATAGTTAACCCGGATTTATTTTTAAGTGCTTTATTATACGGTGAATATAATAGAAGTTTTATAGATTTGATTGATAAGTATGATTATATTTACAAACAATTTAAAAAAGAACATAATAAAAAACATATTTCAAATATAGAATATAATATTTAATTAAAATAGATTTCTTCAAGTTTTATAATTCCCAATAAAATATTTTTTAGTTGCTTTTTAGGAGCCTTGTTATGATTATTGATATAATTAAACGTAATGGTGATATTGTACCGTTTGATGAGAATAAAATTAAAAAAGCTATTTTAAGTGCAGTACATTCAGTTGATATTTCTTTATTAAATGAAAATCCTATTAATATAGATACTTTATTCATTAATATTTTTGATGATTTATATAAAAAATTCAATGTTAGCGTAATACCTTCTGTTGAACAAGTACAGGATATAATAGAAAGGAATTTAGTAAAAGTAAACTATTTTGATGTAGCTAAATCTTATATACTTTATAGAGAGCAAAGAAGAAAAATTAGGGATACAGCTAATTTTTGTTGTAATTTATCAAATACAATGGATTTATATTTAGGTAGAGAGGATTGGCGGGTAAATGAAAATTCTAATGTTGACTATTCATTAGGAGGCTTAATTCTTCACAATAGTGGAACTATTACAGCTAATCACTGGTTAGAGCATATTTATCTCAAAGAGATATCAGATGCACATAAAGAGGGTTATTTTCATATACATGATTTACAACTTTTAAGTAGCTATTGTTGTGGGTGGTCTTTACGTCAATTAATAATGGAAGGTTTAGGAGGGGTATCAGGAAAAATATCTTCTAGGCCAGCTAGACATTTATCTACTTTAGTTAATCAGATGGTTAATTTTTTAGGGATACTTCAGAATGAGTGGGCGGGTGCCCAAGCTTTTTCATCCGTGGATACTTATTTAGCTCCGTATGTTAGAAGAGATAATTTGACATATGAAGGAGTTAAGCAATGTATTCAATCATTAGTATTTGGTTTAAATGTGTCATCTAGATGGGGGTGTGTAGATGATAGTACAGATATGCTAACTCCAGAAGGTTTTAAATCATATAAGGATTTAAAAGAAGGTGATCTTACTTATGTAGTAAATAATGGTAAATTAGAAATAGAGCCTATATTGAAGATGAATATTTATGATTATGAAGGAGATATGATTAATTTTTATAATAGGTCATATTCTCAAATAGTTACACCTAACCATAGATGTTTATATAGAACGGATGATAATTCTTGGCAAATAAAAAGTGCAGAAGATATATATAATTACTCTGAGTTTGTATTCCCAATAGCTCCTGAAGAGTATGTTAAGGATGGCATTGGTTTAACAGATGATGAGATTAGATTTTGTGTACTTGTTCTTACTGAAGGTTCTTTTGATTATAGGGGAGGTTCTTTACATAAAGTAACTATATATAAGTCTAAAAGAAGATTAAGGTTATTTGATATAGAGGGATTATTTGATAGATTAGATATTAAATACTCTGTATCAAGTAAAAAATCTAGTTTTCCTAGAGATTATAAAGGTCATTATGATGTAAATGTATATACTATATATAAACCAGCTTTTGATAAATTTTTACCTATTGTATCTGATAAAAAATCTATTTCTCCCATATTTTTTAATATGAGTAGACATCAGGCTAATGTATTTATCAATACATGGTCATTGTTAGACGGTAATGGAAAAAACAAGTTTACTTGTCAATGTGATTCTGAATTAATTCAAGATCAGATTCAACATATAGCTATTTTATCCGGGCATGGATCGAAAAAATTTAGTAAAGTTTTTAAGTTAAATAAAAATCCTACTTTATATATTAGAATTTTTAAGGCTATTACAAAGTCTATGGATAAAAAAATAGTAGCGTATAAAGGAAAGGTATGGTGTCCTACAACTAGTACTGGGATAGTTATATTTAGAAGTAATGGTAGTGTATTTATTTCAGGAAATTCTCAATCTCCCTTCACTAACTTTACTTTTGATTGGGTTGTACCTAATGATTTAAAGGATAATCCCGCTATTATAGGAGATGAAGTATTAGATAATTCATATAGTGATTATCAATACGAGATGGATATAATTAATAAGGCGTTTTTAGAGGTGATGTTAGAAGGCGATGCTGAAAAAAGAGGATTTTCATATCCTATACCAACATATAATTTAACAAAAGAATTTGATTGGGATAATAGAAATTGTGATTTGCTTTTTAAATTGACAGCTAAATATGGTACACCTTATTTTCAGAATTTTATAAATTCAGATTTAGATCCATCACATGTTAGGTCGATGTGTTGTCGTCTTAGTTTAGATAAGCGGGAATTGCGTAAACGAGGGGGAGGATTATTTGGTTCTAATGAGTTTGTAGGGTCATTGGGAGTTATAACTTTAAATATGGGTAGAATAGGGTACTTATCCGATACTAAAGAAGAGTATTTTTCTATGTTAGGTGAGTATATGGATATAGCTTACAATGCCTCTGAGATTAAGAGAAAGACACTTAAAAAATTATTTAATGAAGGTTTGTATCCTTATACAAAAAAGTATTTAAGAAATTTTGATAACTATTTTTCTACCATAGGTCTTATAGGTATGAATGAATCGATGCTTAATTTTTTAGGCAAAGATATATCTGATAAAGAATCAATAGATTTTTCTATTGAGGTATTAGATTATATGAAATCAAAATTATTAAAGTATCAAGAAATTTCTGGAAATCTCTATAATTTAGAAGCTACTCCGGGAGAGGGTACTTCTTATAGATTAGCTAAGATTGATAAATCTAAGTACCCTGATATTGTATTGTCAGGAGAAGGAGATTCTTACTATACTAATTCCACTCAATTACCAGTAGGAATAACTGATGATATTTTTGAAGCATTAGAGATGCAAAATGATATACAAAAAATGTACACTGGAGGAACTGTATTTCATGGATTTTTAGATACTGCTATATCTGATTCGTCTACATGTAAAAATTTAGTAAGAAAAATAGCTGAAAATTTTGAAGTGCCTTATTTTACTATAACTCCTACGTATTCTATATGTCATAATCATGGGTATATCAGCGGAGAGCAATTTAATTGCCCCTCATGTAATGAGGTTACTGAGGTATATTCTAGGATAGTAGGATATTATAGGCCCGTTAAGAGTTGGAATAAGGGTAAGAAGTCGGAGTACAAGGAAAGAAAACCATATAGTATTTCTAATAAGGAGTGTATTAATAAGTAATGGTACTATCTATTCATCAACCTCAATATATGCCTTGGATTGGTTATTTTCATAAAATAGCTAGTTCAGATATCTTTGTTTTTCTTGATGATGTGCAGTTTAAGAAAAATGAGTGGCAACATAGAAACAGAGTAAGAAGTTCTCAGGGTTGGCAATGGTTAAGCGTTCCTAATCATTATAGGTTCCCTCAGTTAATAAATGAGGTTAAGGTTTTTGAAGGAAATAAGTGGAAAAAAGATCATTTAAATTCCATAAAATCTTGTTATGGCAGGGCTAATTATTTTGATAATTACATAGATATCATTGAGAAGTTTTATAATAATTCGTGGGAAACTATGGGTGATCTATGTATGGACTCCGTTAAAATGTTGTTAGGTATTTTGGGGATAGGTACAAAGATTGAGGTATCTTCAAATTATGATATATCTGGAGTTTCTAGTATAAGGTTAAAAAATATTTGCGAACATTTTAATTCTGCTGTATATTTATCAGGTATTGGAGGTAGGGATTATTTAGATGAGTCTATATTTAGAGATGTAAATATAGAGGTAATATATCAAGATTTTATATGTCCCTCATATGATCAGTATTGGAGTGATATGAGTACTTTTATACATAGTTTATCTGTATTAGATTTAATATTTAATTGCGGTGATAAGTCTTATGGTATTTTGATGAGTAGTAAAAAATAGATGCTAAAATTTAGTTTTAAAACGTATTAGTATAATAGATGTTCATATTACGGCGTAATATGAGTATTTTTTTATGGGTGTAGGGCAGTGAATGTAGATTAATTGTAAGCTCTAAGTCCAAAGGAATGTGACACGGCCATTCATATCTTACAATTTATACTGATTTGTCTACCACCCATTTTTTAAATTTAGGACGTATTAGATATTGTTATGATAGAGGAAATAAAAGAAATTTTATATGATTTAAATTTAGCTTTAAATAGGGCTGTAGTTAAAAATCATATAATAGCATATTGTGAGTGCGAGTTTTGTAGAGATTATAAAAACATTAAAAATAAAATAGAATGTTTATCAACCGAAAAAGATATAGTTATTTATTATGATTCGGAAAAATAGTTTATGACATACAATAAGATTAACCTAATGCTTCCTACCTATAAACGTGTTTTAAATATGCGTTTACCTGTGCATATTCAATCAGCAATAGAGTGTGTCTCTGATTTAAATAACATAGCATATACTTTTTTAGTTAATGATTACGATGATGAGACTATAAATTATTTACATGGATTAGAAGGATCTTTTGAGTTTCAAGTTTTATACACTAATTTAAAATTTCCTAATTTATCAAATTTTTATAATCAGCTATATTCCGAAACAAAATTTAATGATCCTGGTATTATTGTATCTATGATAGGTGATGATATGATATGGAAAACTAAAAATTTTGATTTGATAATATTAGAAAAAATAAATGAGTGTGATGGAAAAGGTATAGTATGGTGTAATGATGATTATATAGGTAAAGATAAATGCTGTATTAATTTATTTACAACTAGAAAAATAGTAGAAGCTTCTAATCACCCTTTTATGTGTGAGATGTTCACCGCAGATTATATTGATGTTATTTGGTATAAGATTGCGAAAGCTATGAAAATTGATTATTATTTATCTGATGTTATTTTAAGACATGAGCATAATAGAAGATTACCAAAAGAGCAATGGGATGTTACTAGGAATAGGTTAGTAGAGCAAATTAAAATTTCTAGAGGTAATGAAAGTAAAATAGATGCGTATGTCAATGAAATAGTAGAGGAGTTGAAAAAGAATCTATGAAAATTTTAGTACCTATAGAGATTAATAGAAGTACAAATATAGGGTATGTTACATCTTATGATGGGGGTATAGAGTATTTTCCTATAGATGGTTTAGTTATACAAGAAAAAGGGGGCAAGGAATTTATTGAGTTATTTGTAACTAAGATTTTGAATGATAGTTATTGGGTTATTCTACCAAATGATATTTTTGTAAAGGTTAAAAAATGAAAGCAATTAGTTTTTCATTGTGGGGTTCTGATCATACCTATACATTTGGAGCTATTAAAAATATTTATTTAGCCGACTTATACTATCCCGGATGGAAATGTGTTTTTTATGTAGATGATACCGTACCTAAAGATATTGTAAATAATATTCAATATGATGGAGGTATCGTAAAATCTAAGGAAAGATCAAAAGGATATTTTGGGCTATATTGGAGATATGAGATTGCTTTTGATGATTCTAAAGTAGAGAGATTTATAATTAGGGATTGTGATTCAAGATTAAATGAGCGTGAAGCTAATGCGGTCAAGGAATGGGAGAAGTCTGGAAGCTCATTTCATATTATGCGGGATCATGAGTACCATTCTGTACCAATTCTAGGAGGTATGTGGGGTGCGGTAAATAAAGGTATACCTTTTTTTAAAAATTTATATTTTAATTGGATTAATACTATGTCTAAAAAGGGTATTAAAGGGGGTATTAATAGGGGTGAGTATTTTGGTACAGATCAGGATTTTTTTGAAGGTAGTATATGGCCCTTAATTAAAGATAATCATATAGCTCATGATGATTTAAAGAGGTTTACAGGATTAGAAAAATGTTACCCTACAAAGCTTCAAAACGAGTACTTTGTAGGTCAACAATTTGATGAGAATGATAAGCCGTTATTGAGGTAATATATTTAACAAAGGTAATGTTATGAAGGGGATTTCATGTAATTTTAATGATTTTGATATGAGAAAAATTGTACCTCTTAAATGGTACTATATATTTTTACCTTGGTATTGGAAATGGTTCTTTCTTTATAAGAAAAGAAAACTTAAAGCAGTTTTTTCTATAGATAAGCCTTTTAAAGTAGATAAATTGAAATTAAAAGAATTTAAAAAAATAATTAAATCAAATATTATAAATAATAGGTTTTAACCATGTTTTTATTATCAATTTTAGTATGTTCTTTACAAGAGCGAAAAGAGCAGCTAGATATTTTATTGGGTATCTTGTATGATCAAATAGGTGATAATAGTAATGTAGAAGTTATTACTAGTGTTGATAATCGTGAAATTACTACGGGCGAAAAAAGAAATAGATTATTAAATTTATGTAGTTCCGAGTATTGTTGTTTTATTGACGATGACGACAGTGTTTCTGAGGATTACATAGATTCTATAGTAGAGACTTTACAATCAAGACCGGATTGTCTGGGTATTGAAGGTATCTACACTGTCAACGGAGAGAATCCCAGAAAATTTATTCATTCAATTAAGTATAGTTCCTGGTTTAAAGAAAAAGAAATATTCTATAGACCCCCCAATCATCTGAATCCTATAAAAACAGAGATAGCTAAAAAAGTAGGTTTTCCTAATAAGGTTTTACAAGAGGATAAGGCATTTTCTTTAGGGTTAGTGGGTAAGTTAATTACAGAAGTATATATAGATCATCCAATTTATTTTTATAATAAGATTAAAAAGTAGTTTATGGATAATTTTATTGTTTTAGGACTTATGATGTTAGTAATAATCATTGCAATTATTGTGGATGATAACAATCCTAGAAAGGATGAGTAGTGAAAACAGTTCAGATAGTAACTATAGCATTAGTTTCAATTTTATCTATTATTATTGGAATTTTTATAGGTAACAAAACTAAAAAATGTCCTGAAATTACTATAGGTAAAGAGACTACCCTTGTTACGGTTTTAAAACATGATACTGTTAATACTATAAAAACAATTAAAGAGATAGTTTATAAACAAAAAATAGTTGTGGATACTTTGATTAGAGATTCAATATTGTTTAAACAACGGGATACACAGAATTGCTACAGTGTATCAAAGATAGAAGATGATGGGGCGTATGTAGAAGCTGGAGTATGCTCTAAAAATTTTCCACCGATAGATTCTGTTAAGGATTTAAATGGATATATTAATTATGTTCCTGGTAACGATACTAATAAAATAATATATAGTAAAGATACTGTAGTAATTAATAAGAGTAAAGTAGATAGAAAGATTTATTATATAGGTATATTAGGTGTAATAATAGTATATTTAAGTGGTTTTATTTCTCATAAATAATTAAAGGGGAGGTGGTATGAGTTATATAGAAAAGATTTTGAATAGATCGGGATATATTAAAAAGAGTAGATGTTTTAATGAAGTTTTTGAAGATATAAGGAATGATGAAGGTTTGTATATAGCTTGGAAATCTAATATTGCAATGGCTTTTTATGACGAGGCTAGAAGGAGTAATAGTAGAGATTCTAGGAAAAAACTCCATGAAATTTCTAATAGAGCTGCGGATAATTTTCTTCAATTGTTACTTAAAAAAGTAGGTTGATTTAATGGAATTGAATAATATTTACTGTGGTAACTGTATTGATATTATTAAAATATTAGATGATGATTCTATTGATTTAGTAGTTACATCTCCTCCTTATAATGTTGATTTAGGAAATAATAAGTTTAATAATGATAGGAAGTATGATCTTTATGATGATAATAAATGTCATGAAGAGTATATTTTATTTTTAAAACAGGTTTTTGAAGGGATATTTTTAAAGTTAAAGTTGGGTGGTAGGGTATGTATAAATATAGGAGATAGTAAAAATGGTAAGATATGTACTCATTCAGATATAATTCAATTGATGAAAGATATAGGATACTTGGTTTATACTACTATAATATGGGATAAAATGAATACAAGTAATCGTACTGCATGGGGTTCATGGCTATCACCTTCCTGCCCTAGTTTCCCTACTTCTTTTTAATATATTTTAATTTTTTGTAAAGGTGATTTTAGATTACAGGATAAAGGATGCACTGATCTTATTAAAGAAAAATTTATAGAATGGTCTTTAGCTCATTGGAAGATGAAATGTGAAACAAATCAGAAAGATATAGGTCATCCCGCTATGTTTCCGGTAGAGTTACCTATTAGATGTATAAAGATGTTATCATACATAGGAGCTACTGTACTTGATCCTTTTTTTGGTAGTGGTAGTACAGGAGTAGCATGTAAGATGTTAAAAAGAAATTATATTGGTATAGATATTTCTGAAAAATATTGTGAGATAGCTAAAAATCGTATTGATAATATGGAGATAATTTAAATGAGTGATTTTGATTTTAACGAGTCATATAAAGTATTTAATAAAGATTCTGATATAGTAGTTTTTGATGTTGGATCTTATGATGGTAAAGAGGCAATTGATTTTAGAAAGAATTATCCTAATTCTAAAATATATGCCTTTGATGCGGATATTGATAATTACAAAAAGACATTAAATAGATGCAAAAATTACAATATTATAGTTGAAAATTATGCGGTTTCTGATGTATATGATGTTGTAAAGTTTTACCCAACAAAAGGTAAATATCCTGGTAGTGGATCAATATTAAGAAGTACTGATCTTTTGAATAAAAGATTTCCTGATATGAAAATAAAAGATTCAGTTAAAGTTTTTTCTATTTCTCTATATGAATATTGTAATAAGAATAGTATAGAAAAAATTGATATTCTTCATATGGATGTACAAGGAGCTGAAGCATTAGTTTTGAAAGGTTTGGAGGGTATTAGGCCAAAAATAATATTTTCTGAGACGGTGGCGTTTGGTGAGTATGAATCGGGGTTAAAATTTGATCGTGATGAGGAGCCAGTACATGAGGCAAATCATTATAAATCCTTTGATGAATTATTATTTAATATGGGATATAGCATAATTAAAAGAACACGTAATGATACAATGTATGTTTTAAATAGTTGATTCTTAATTTTTTATATATATAGATGAAATATAAAGGTATTGACGTCTCTTCTTTTTGATGTTATAATATATAGGAACATTAAATAAGGAGGAAGTATGATAGTGAGAATATTTCGTAAATTAAAAAAGTATATTTATGGGGAAACATTTGATATTCTTAAAGTTAAGAATTTTAAGATTTGTAGCAGTAATATTAAATTTTATGGCAACAAATCTATTGTAAAATAATATGCTAATTCTGTAGTACGTAAGTATAGTTAGTAGTTGATTTTTAATGTTTTATATATAGATGAAATATAAAGGTATTGACATTCCTTCTTTTTGTTGTTATAATATGTAAGAATGTTAAATAAGGAGGAAGTATGAAGTGGTATAAACTAAAAGAAGATGATTTATCAGGTAGACCTACTTGTAATAAATTAGTTGATAAGTACGGTAATGTATGCTATGAGAGTGATAAGGTATTAATAATCTGTGATAGAGGGGTTGTAGAAACAGCAATATTTCAATATAGGTTTGATGAAATAGGGAATAGGATTGAGGTGTGGTGGAATTATTCAATTAGAGATGTTATAAATACTATCCAAGTTTTATATTGGACTGATGATTTTAATTTACCGGAATAAGAGGAGAGTACATATGAAATGGATAAAAGTAGAGAATAGTAGTCTTCCAGTATGTAAAAAAGTTGTATCTGAGGATAAGGAATACATTTGGTACGAGAGTAATCCGGTATTGATTTATTTAGATAAGGATACAATTATGTTAGCAAGATATACATATGATGATGTAAATAGAGCATGGTTTTCTTTATCCATTCAGGATAGCTTAGATTTTGAACAAGTATTATATTGGACTGATGATTTTAATTTACCGGAATAAGATAGGAGATGGTATATGAAAAGTTTTTATGTTACAATACCAATTGCGGGGCATATTTATGTTTCTGTGGAAGCGTAAAACAAGGAACAAGTCCTTGAAAAAGCATACGCTATAGTAGATGAAGATAAGCAAGATAATGTTGAATGGGAAATACTAGAAAGATTTAATGATGGGAATGTCTGCTATTGTCCTAGTCCCTGGCAAATAGATATTGAGGATGGGAGGGGATATTGAAGATTAGGTGGATATTAGGGATATTTATTAGAGAGGAGATAATATGTCAGAGCAACTAAAAGAAGGTACTGATGTTACTATTACTTATAAAGGATATGCTAAAGGAGTAATTTGTGGAGTAGCGTCTTCTCTTGATGTTGTTGGCAATGTTTATATAATAAAATTGACTTATCGTGATGATTCAGAATATTGGAGAAGTTTCCCATATTCTTGTGTTGCTTTGCCGGAATCTTTATTTGCTCATAGTTAATTATATGAAACTTCTAAAAATTAAAGATCGGTATGTTTTTCAATGTACTTTTCAAGAAAAAGATATCCCAAAAAATGTTGGTTTTAGGTGGGATAAGACTTTGAGACATTGGTACACTTTTGATGTGCATATGGCTAATAAATTATTATCTTATTCCGATGAGAGTACTTTGAATAATATTAATTATGATCTTAGGTTAAAAGAGGATTCATTAAATAGTTCTCAGAATAGTACTTCTGACATATATATTCCCCATAATGATGGTTTAGAGTATTTACCATATCAAAAAGCTGGAATAAAATATGCGCTTGATCATGGCAATACATTAATAGCTGATGAGATGGGTTTAGGTAAGACAATACAGGCTATAGGTTATATTAATGCAAAGAATGATATAAAATCTATTTTAGTAATATGCCCCGCATCGTTAAAAATTAATTGGAAACGTGAGTTAGAAAAATGGTTAGTGAATAAGTATACAATAGATATAGTTTATGGTGAGTTTCCTATGTCTGATATTGTTATTTGTAGCTATAATATTTTAAAAAATTTTCATGAGCAGTTGGTATCAAGAGTATGGGATTTAAAAATTTTAGATGAGGCTCATTACTTAAAAAATAATAAGACATTACGTACAAAGCATGTTTTTGGTTATCGCAATAATACTCCTGGAAAAGTAGAAAACATATCTCCTATAAAATCCAACATTACTATAGCTTTAACTGGTACTCCTATACTTAATAGACCTAGTGAGTTATGGCCGTTATTAAAGCATATGGATAATAAGACATGGAGTAACTGGACTCATTACGTAGAGAGGTATTGCGCGGCAGAGCATACAAGATATGGTTGGGATACTAAAGGATCGTCGAATGAGGAAGAGCTACAAATAAAATTACGTGAAACTATAATGGTAAGAAGATTAAAAAAAGATGTTCTAAAAGACTTGCCACCTAAAAGAAGAGCTACAATAATATTACCTTCTGATGAGGTTAGAGACGTATTATATAATGAGAGTGAGAGATATGAAAAGATAAAGAATCGGCTATATAAGCTAAAATCCTTTGTAGAGGAATGTAAAAATATAGTAGATAAGGAAGACTTATATAAAGAAGCTATTGAAAATTTAAATAAAGAATATTTGGCATCGTTTGAAGAGGTATCTAAAATATGTCATGAAACTGCATTAATTAAAGCTGATTATGCTATTGATTACATTAAGAATTTTATGGAAAGTGTTGATAAGATAGTTGTATTTGCTCATCATCATGATGTTATTGATAAGCTTTACGATGGGTTAAAGGAATTTAATCCGGTAAAAGTTGTAGGAGGTATGTCTGATAATGACAAGCAGAGTTCTGTAGACTCTTTTCAAAATGATGTTAATACTAAAATTTTTATAGGATCAATCACTGCTGCTGGAGTGGGATATACATTGACAGCCTCTTCTAATGTTATTTTTATTGAGCTTAACTGGGTTCCTGGAGTTATGTCACAGGCAGAGGACCGGTGCCACAGAATTGGAACTGTTAACTCTGTACTTTGTCAATATCTTGTGTTGGAAGGAAGCATAGATGAAAAAATAGCAAATGAATTGATAAGTAAGCAAGATATAATTGATAAATGTTTAGATAATAAAATAGCAACTGAAAAGATTTCTTTATTTTAAAAAGGAGTATTATATGGTATTAAATAGGAAAATATTGTTGGATGCTTTGAAGTATGCAAGTAATTTTGTACCTAAAAAAACTACAATACCTTCTTTATTGAATTTTAAACTAATTTTTGATAAGGATAAGTTAACAATTATATCTACAGATTTAGATAATTGGATGAAGGTATATGTATCTATAGTAAACCAAGATATAGTTACTATATTAATTAATGCAAAAAATTTTATTAATATAGTAGAAAAGATTAGTAGTGATGAGATTTATTTGAATATAGTTAATGATTGCTTAAAAATAGTTGCTGACAATATGGAGTTTAAGATTACTGTAATATTCGGATCATTAATAGATAAGTACCCTAATTTTCAAGATCAGGAATTTACAAAAGATACCACTATAAGTACGGAAGATTTTAATGATATGGTGAAATGTTCTTCTTTTGCAGCAAGTAAATATGATATGGAAGTTTTGAAACATATTTTATTAAGAATTTCTTCAAAGCAAGTGGGTATGGTAGCTACAGATGGTCATATGTTGGGGATGTGTTATAAGGAATACAAAGGTAATTCTGATGTTGATTTAATTGTAAATCCTAATTTTTTGAATGCATGCACAAAGATTTTTAAAAGCGGTTTTGATAATAAATTATCTGAAAGTATGTGTGTATGTCATATTAGTCATGTTTGTAAGGAAGTAGATTTAAAGAAAATCCCTTCATGGATTTGTATTGAGTACAATTTATCTGAAAATATTTTTGTATTATTATATTCTAAGTTAGGTGAAGGTCCGTACCCGGAGTATGAAAAGGTTATTCCTCAAAATAAAGATAAAAAAGTTATTGTTAGTAGATATTCTTTATTAGATGCGCTGAAACAATTATTACCATTTTCTAACGAGAATACTAATCTTATTAAATTTAAATATACATGTAATAATTTAGAACTATATATTAAAAATATAGATATCGGATGTGATGTAAATAAAAATTTAAATGTGGAATATAGCGGGGAAGATTTTATTATAGGTTTTAATGGTAAATATTTTATAAAGGAGTTAGAAATATTAGATTGTGATGTAGTTATTATCACAATGGGTACAGTACTTGGTCCGTGTTTAATTTTTGATAATTCTTGTGAAGGAAAGTTATTATTGATTATGCCTTTACGAATAATTGAAGAAGATGGAGAATGATTATGGATATTAAATTTGGAGGTTCTGGTGTAGATAAAGAGGTATGTGATTGGATTCATGACAATATAAAGCATGGAAGTACTATTTTAGAAATAGGTAGTGGAGATGTTAGTACACCTTTTTTATCTCAATTTTTTAATGTGTTTTCAATAGAAGATGATAAAAGATATTGCTATAAATATAATTCAACTTATATTTATGCCCCAATTAGTAGGTATGGTTGGTATGATTTAGATGAATTGTTTAATAGCATGTTATTTAAAGATCATGCTATAAATAAGTTTTATGATGCAATTCTTATTGATGGTCCGTCTAGAGAAGAAACAAGGTTAGGATTTTTAATTAATTCTTATTTATTTGATTATAGTGTACCATTAATTTTTCATGATACTAATAGACCAACAGAGCAAGCCCTAGTAAAATTAGTATCTGAAAAAGTAAAAAGACCTATACAGTACTTTGAAGACAAGAATTTTTTTGCAGTTATTTAATTAATAGAGGTATAATATGCTTTTTAGATTTGATGATATGTGTAAAAATACGGATATGCGTAAGGCTACCTATATGGCAGAATATTTGAAAAATAGATTTTCTGGTTGTGAAATTTTATTCTGTATTTCCCCTATAGGTAATAATGTAGATAAAAAAGAGAATGTTTTTCCTCTTGAATATATGCCGTATAGTGATCCATGTATTTTTTATGATGTAGATTATTGTTATGTACCCGAATTTCCTAAATTTATTAGTATAGCTAATCATGGTTTGATCCATGTTGATCATAGATTATTATCTTACGGCGCTCAGGAGATGAGTATTTTAGTAGCTGCTAGCTTGACTAAATCAAATATTTTTGTTCCTCCTTTTCATCACTGGAATAAAGATACTGAGGATATCTGTAGGAAACATGGTATTGATTTGATTAAATATGAGGATGGGTGGTATAATTTAAAGTATAGTAAATTTGATAGTAGTTTAAATAATTGGTATTTACATTCATATGAGTTTACAATAGATAGTTTTTTGTATGTAATGGGTAATTAATATATGTTTGATATATACAAAAACTTAACTAAAGATTTATATACTGATATTGATAAAGCAGTACAATACTGTAAATCAGTATCTAATTGTAAATATCAAGATCGTACAATATTTCATTGTTATTGGAGAGTTCCTAAAGCATTTACAGTTAAGCATTTACTACCAATTAAAAGTTATTTTGTAACTCAGGATTTAGATAATACGGAATTATGGTTATGGAGTAATGTTGATTTAACAAAGAATGAATTATTAAAGCCTTTTTTAAATAGGATTAATTTTAAGATTTATGATCCTATTAATGAATCAAAAAATACAATATTAGAAGGAAAGAATAACATATTACATTCCTCCGATGAATTATGCTATTTAGATGGAGATTTATTCAGACTATTAGCTTTGAATAATTATGGAGGAGTATATTTTGATTTAGATGTGGTTCTATTAAGAGATTTTTCTCCTCTTTTACATAAAGAGTTCGCATATCAATGGGGTACTACTCAGGACGTAAATGGTGCTGTAATGAGGTTATTTAAGGATAGTGACCTATCTAAATTTTTATTAAAAGAGCTGTCCATTAAAAATCCTAGTAAAAGAAGTACTTGTTGGGGTTCTTTTTTGCTTACTAAAGCGTATTATAGTAGTATGATTAAAGTATTACCCGCTGCATTTTTTAATACTGAGTGGCAATATACTGATGAACAGTTGAATAAGGATGAGGAATTAAAAAATTTTGTTTTTTATCCATTTAAGAAAACAAAGTATAGTAGTGAGTTTTATGAGGGGGTTTTTAGCTGGCATTGGCATAATCAGTGGGATGCTGTAATAGAGGACGGATCTAAATTTAATTTGTTAAACAAGGCGATAAGTAAGAAATTCGAGGAAATGTTTGAATAAAAAATATCTTAATATCTCTGATTTTTATAATAATCTTTATATGTATTATAGAGGTAATAATTCTTTATTAGTAGGATGGAAATCTAAAGTTGGACAATATTTAAGATTTAAAACTATTATTGAATGCGGACTAAAAAACACTGATTATATATTAGATGTAGGTTGTGGTGTGGGAGATTTTTTAGCGTATTGTAAAGAAAATAATTTAATCTTTGATTATATTGGTATAGATTTTTATGAAGATTTTGTAAATATATGTAAGAAGTATTATCCTGAAAATCTTTTTATAAAAGATAGTTTAGAAGAGCATAGTTTTGATAAAAGGTTTGATTGGTGTATAGCTTCTGGTACTTATAATGTTATTTTAACATACAATTATTTTGATAATATTGAATATATTAAACAAAATATAATTAAGATGTATAAACTATGTAAGAAGGGATGTATTTTTAATTTGTTATTTGGAGAAAAGAATTCTATGGATGATAGTGTATTATATTTTGATGCGTTTACTATATTGAAAAATTTTATTGTTCCAATAACAAATAAATTTTTATTTAGAACAGATTATAAGGAAAATGATTGTACAATTTGTTTATATAAGTAGATTGGATAGGGTATGAGGCGTTTAGGAAGTCTAAGATCAATTATAGAGGGTTGTTATGGGATGTATAATCAGGATGTATTATTAGAAGTCAATCATGTAATGGAGAGACATTGGTATATATTGACTTTTGGTAAAGAGATTTTTTTTAATTGTGGATGTAATGATATTTTAGAAATAGGTGCATATGAGGGTCTCTCTACGATAGTATATTTGAGATATGCTTTTGAGCATATGTTTCATACTAGTATTATTGATCCGTGGAATGGAGCAGGATTAGGAACTGATAAAATATTTAAGGTATTTAAAGATAGAGTGGAGCCTTATAAAGAAAATTTAACTGTAAAAAGATTAGATTCTACTTCAGATGAAGCTAAGAAGTATATAAGTAGATTAAGTTTATGTTTTTCTTATGTTGATGGGTTACATACATACGATAATGCGTTGAGCGATATTAGTAATTGTATGGAAGTTGGATCATTGATTATTTCAGTTGATGATGTGAGAGGGTACGATTTTTCAAAAGGTGTCATGGAGGCTGTTAGGGTATGCGAGAAGAAGTACTCTGATAGCTATGAATTAGTACATTCCCCAGAAAATATTCAAGAAACTTATTTTGTAAAAAGGGATACGGGATCATGTTGAAAATAGGTATTACATATGATTTGAGGTCAAGATATATAGCAGAAGGATACAGTGAAGAAGATGTTATAGAATTTGATAGTGATAGTACAGTTTATGCTATTGAAAATTCTATAAATAGTTTAGGGTATGTACCAGATCATATAGGTAATATTAAAGATTTAGTAAATAGATTAAGCAAAGGCGATAAATGGGATTTAGTATTTAATATTGCAGAAGGTATGCATGGTTTTAGTAGAGAATCTCAGATACCTAATTTATTAGATGCGTATAATATACCATACACCTTTTCTGATTCGCATGTTTTGGCATTGTCTTTGAATAAAGATATTACTAAGCGAGTTTTGTCTACACACAGTATACCTATTGCTGATTGGACTATAGTATCAAATATAAAAGATATAGATGAAAAAGATATAGATGAAGAGGGTGTATGGAATTTTAATGGTTACCCTCTCTTTATTAAACCTGTTTTTGAGGGAACAAGTAAAGGAATTACTTCAAAATCAATAGTGCATAATTGGGAAGAATTTTATGATGTGTGTAAAGATTTATTGTTTAAATATAATCAGCCAGTATTAGTAGAAGATTATCTTGATGGTAGGGAATTTACAGTTGGTATATTAGGTACAGGTAAAGAATCTAAAGCAATAGGGTGTTTAGAAATTATAATTAATAATAAAGATGGATTTGATAAAGAAATTTATTCCTATAAAAATAAAAAACAATATGAAGAAGTTATTGAGTACAGGTTAGTAGAAGATGATTTATCCCATAGAGCGCTTGAAATAGCTTTGATTACATGGGAAGTTTTAGGATGTAGGGATGCCGGTAGAGTAGATTTAAGGGCTGATAAAAAAGGTAATTTATATGTTTTAGAAGTTAATCCATTATCCGGTTTGAACCCAATATATTCTGATCTATGTATCTTATGTAATAAAATAGGTATGACATATACCGAATTAATAAAACAAATTATTGAGAGTGCTTTAAAAAGAAACGGGTTGAGGTAGTATTTTTATTATGGATAAAGTTAATGATGTATTTTTAAATTTTGTAGGAGAAAGAAAGTTTAAAACTATTCTTGTTGATCCTCCTTGGAAATTTACTAATAGTACCGGTAAAGTTGCTCCAGAGCATAAGCGTCTTAATAGATACAGTACATTGTCTATAAACGAAATATGTAATATTGATGTCGAAAGTATTGCTGATAGTCAGGCACATTTATATTTATGGGTTCCTAATGCTTTATTGCCGGAGGGGTTAAAAGTTATGAAAGCATGGGGATTTGAGTATAAGACGAATATTATATGGCATAAGGTTAGAAAAGATGGTGGTCCTGATGGTAGAGGAGTAGGATTTTATTTCAGGAATACCACTGAAATAGTTTTATTTGGAATTAAGGGACATATGAGAACTTTGTCACCTGGTAGATCACAAGTTAATATTATACGAACTATGAAACAAGAGCATTCTAGAAAACCAAAAGAACTTTATGAAATAATTGAAAGTTGTAGTCCTTATCCTTACATTGAATTATTTGCAAGAGGTAGTAGGGATAATTGGGAATCATGGGGGAATCAAGCTAGAGATTATAATATAACTTGGGACACATACAGTAATAATAGTCATGGAGGTATTTTTTGAAATTAAAGCTAATTCTTAGTTCTGATGATAGTTATTACATAAATTTTCTGCCCCTAGTATCACAAGCATGGAGTAAATTTTTTGATATTTCTGTATCTTGCATGATTATTTCGGATAAGCCTGAGTCGTATTTTGTAGATTTTAGTAAGTATGCTGATTTACATATAGAGAAACCAGTAGAAGGTGTACCAAAATCAAGCCAAGGTATGACTGCTAGACTTTGGTTAGCTTCTTTATATAGTGTTCATTTGTGTATTATTAATGATTTAGATTTAATTCCTTTACAAAGTGAATATTTAAATAATTTAATAAAGAATAAACCAAAAGATTGTTTATTAGCTATAGGAGCAGAGGATCATTTTAAGAATCCAGAAGATAAAGGTAAGTTCCCTATGGGGTATTGTATGGGTGAGGGGCGTATTTTTAATAAAATAGTTAATCCTAAAAATTTATCTTATGAAGAATGGATTAGGTCTTTTATAGGAATGAAGGTTTTTGATTCTAAGGAGGATATATCTAAAGAACCCCCGGAATATTCCGATGAGTCATTAATACGAGCTTTAATTAGTAAATCTAATGTTAATGTGTGCCATGTTCCATTAGGGTTTAAATTATTTGAGGATAATATAGATAGATATAAATGGAAAATTGATGCGGATAGGTTATATAGGGGGGATTATATTGAATCACATATGTTAAGACCTTTTCATAATTATATTTCTGAATTGACTCCGTTGATTGAATTTATTAATCCTAGTTATTTTAAGGATAGTTATTTAGAGCCATTATGAAAATTTTATTAGTTCAAGAAGCCGGTAGACATCCTGAAAATTATTTATATAGAGAATGTCTATGTTTTAAACGTGCATTTGAACAAATAGATAGTTCTATAGAATGTGTATTATATGGTAAGGGATTTAATACCACTGAGGAAGTTTTATTTAATTGTGATGTAATTTTTATAATCGAGAATTATTCCTACAATGAGTGGTTGCCGAATTTAGCTAATATAGGTAAGCCTAAAATATTTTGGTCAATAGATGCTCATGTTGCGTATGAAGAACATTTAAAATTTTGCGGATATAATAAGATAGATGTTGTCCTTGTAGCTCCGTATAGTTATGTAAATAAGTTTCAAAAAGAGGGGTTCTTATCATACTGGTTGCCAGGAGCGTATCCCTCTGATTTAATAAAGCCAACACATGGAGATAAGTTATATAATTTAGGTTTTTGTGGTAGTGTTGGATTAAGAAAGAATTATCTTACTGAGCTATCAAAAATATTTAGTATAAAAAAAGATATTAATGTTTTGGGTGATAGTATGGTTAATGCAATAAATTCTTATAAAATTCATTGGAATATGAATCGAGCAGATGACATTAACTATCGAACATTTGAGACAGTGGGATGCGGTACTTGTTTAATAACCAATGATACCCCAGGATTAGATTGGTTGTTTAATTTAGGGGAGGACTTAGTTACCTACAATACGTTTGATGAGTGTGTAGATAAAATAAATTTTTTGTTGAAGCATGAAAGTGAGATTGAAAGAATAGCTAAAAATGGGTTTTATGCGTCACAATTGCATACATATTATGAACGGTCTAGGCAGTTTTTAGATATTGTTAAGGAGTGTTTGTAGGTATGAGAAAAAGATTTTGGATATCATCAATAAAGAATTGTGGTATGTATTGTATAATGGATACTAAAAAAGGGTATAGCACATTATCGGTTTCTGATAAAAGGTACGGTAATATGGTTGTAAAGGCTCTAAATTTTTATAATGATAATAAAAAGATAGGTAAAAATAATGGAAAATAAAGTAGAAATATATTTAGGTGATAGTAAAGAAAAGTTATTATTAGTACCGGATAATACCGTAGATTTAATTGTAACTTCACCACCTTATTTTGATCAAAGAAAAAATACATATGGAGGTATATGTGTTGAAGAGTATATAGAGTGGTTTTTACCTATATCCGAACAATTATTGAGAGTGCTTAAGTCTTCCGGTACGTTTATATTAAACATAAAAGAAAAATGTGTTAATGGTGAGCGTAGTACTTATGTTATTGAGTTAATATTAGCGCTACGTAAACAAGGATGGTTGTGGACAGAAGAATTTATATGGTATAAGAAAAATGCTATGCCTGGTAAATGGCATAATAGATTTCGGGATGCTTGGGAAAGACTTATACAGCTTAATAAATCAAAAATATTCAATATGTATCAAGATGAGGTTATGGTTCCTATAGGGGATTGGGCTAATACAAGATTAAAAAATTTAAGTAACATTGATAAAATACGGAATTATTCTAAAACTGGTAGTGGTTTTAGTAGAAATTTATCTAATTGGGAAAATAGAGATTGGGTTTATCCAACAAATGTATTGAATATTGCGACTGGATGTAAGAATAAAAATCATAGTGCTGTGTTTCCTGAAGGTTTACCAGAGTGGTTTATTAAACTATTTACAAAAGAAAATGATATTGTTTTAGATCCTTTTATGGGGTCAGGTACTACAATTATTGTAGCAAATAGGATGAATAGAAAAGCAATTGGGATAGATATAGTACCGGAATATTATGAAAAGGTAAAAAGTAAAATGGGAGTATCATGTTAATAAGCATAATTACCCCGCTGACTTCTGGTAGAGAGTCACGTATTGATGGCATGGTTTATAATATTAGGACTTTTTTTAAGGATGTCGATATTGAAATTATTTTTGCAGAACAGGAAGAGGGTGAAGCTTTTAAACCCGGACAACTAAGAAATCTTGGATACAGGCATTCTAATGGGGATGTTTTAGTATTTTTTGATATTGATATGAGATTGAAGAATGAGATTTATTTAGATAATAATTATATATTAAATAGGCATGGGTCTTTTATATCATGGAAAAGAATAACACAAATAGAAGGTGAATCGCATTTAAATTTTAAAATAAAGTCAAATCCTATTGATGGTGTAGGTCATGGAGGTTGTCTAGTAGTAAGAAAAGATGTATTTATTTCCAGTAATGGGTACTCTAATTTATGCATAGGTTGGGGTAAAGAAGATGATTTATTTTATAGAAGATTGAGTTATCCTTCTAGGTTGAATAATGAGATTTATCATATAGAGCATCCTAAAGGTAGAGAATTATATAATGTAAAACCAGAAGCTTTAAGGCATAATGTTTATATGGTAAATAAGGACGGTAGTAAAGATAGGAGTAAAGATTCATTTAATCATACAATAGCAGATATATCTTCTATAAATATTGATCCTAATTATACACGAATATTATTTAAAGATATTAGAGTAAGTGATGATTTTGGATATATGGATGATTATAATATTATGAAGTCATTTGAGGTTAAGAGTGTATGATAGATATAAATAAAATTTATAATGAAGATTGTTTAATTACAATGTCAAAAATGAACGATAATTTTATAGATTTAACAGTAACATCCCCTCCCTACGATAATTTAAGGGAGTATAAAGGATTTAATTTTAATTTTGAAAATACTGCTAAAGAATTGTATAGAATTACTAAATTAGGAGGTACTATTGTATGGGTAGTAGGGGATGCTACTATAAATGGTAGTGAAACAGGTACAAGTTTTAAACAAGCATTGTTTTTTAAAGAAATTGGTTTTAATTTACATGATACTATGATATGGAAAAAAACAAATCCACCCCCGCAAACTAAAGTTGGAAAAAGATATACTTTAAGTCATGAATATATGTTTATTTTCTGTAAAAATAAAATTAGTAAATTTAATCCTATCATGATACCTTGTAAACAGGCTGGTAAAAAAAGTGGTACTGGAACTAATTTAAAACAAGACGGAACTATTAGAATAGATAGGATACTCGCACGAAAAGATTCAAAGATTAAAGATTTTAAGCAATTATTATCAGTATGGGAATACCCAGTTATTAACAATAAATTAAAACATCCAGCCTCGTTTCCCGAAAAGCTTACAAATGATCATATAATATCTTGGAGTAATGTGGGGGATTTAATATATGATCCTTTTATGGGAAGTGGTACAACTGCAAAAATGGCACTTTTAAATAAACGAAATTTTATTGGTAGTGAGATAAGTAAAGAGTATTGTGATATAGCAGAAAAAAGAATAAGAGATTTTGAGGTAAAGAATATATGAATATATGTGTATGTGGATGGCACTTATTTCCAGATTTTTTAAATACCTTGAATAGTGTTAATAAAAAATATTCTGTATCAATGGTATCACATAAATTATTACCCTTTATCTATGCTATAGATAAGGAATATGATTTTGTAGAATTAGAAAATAGGGGTTTAGAGTTCGGGGCATATGATTATTATATAAAAAAATTATGGGACGGGAAATCAGATGTTTTATTTATGCATGATGATGTGAAGATTTTAGACATTTCTTTCTTTGATAAAGTTAATTTATTTAAAGATTCTAATATTGATCAGGCGTATATTTTTAAAAGTCAAGCTGAGGAAGTAAATAATGGTGGGAAGCATGGTAGAGCTATTTATATGAGTTCTAAATTAATTAATTTTATGCTCAATTATGAATGTACGTGTAATCAATCAGAGGATCATTATGATACCCATAATCCTGATTATCTATTAAAAGGTACAGGTAAACATACTGGTTTTTGGGTGGATTATGAAAATGTGGATCATGTTAGTGGTAAACCTCCTAAAGGTATTAGGCATTATAATGATATGATTTATCATTATCATAGTTTTTTGGGCAGAATAAGAGATAAAAAATTATTTAATGATCCTATGAATGTTTTGAACAGAATAATTTTACCTGAATTAGATTGTGCCCGAAGAGGTGAATTTAGGATAGAGAGGGATAGAGGTTAGTTAATGAAGTGTTCTATAGTAATAGCTGTTTTAGAGTCCTATGAAGTGGTTGTTAGACAGATTAAACATTTTTCAAAGTTTCTGACAAAAGAGCCTTTTTTAAGTTCTTGTGAATTGGTTATAGTTGATGATGGTAGTAGACCAAATTTACTAGATAATATTTTAGATAGATTTTTTTATAATAGTAAAGTAGATTCTTCTCCTAAAGAAAAAATAGTATATAACGTATGTCCTTCTATACAAGAATTTTGGTTTTATGGTATGAAAGAATTATTTGGTTTTAATTTTGTTTTAGCTCAAACTAATGATTTTAGACCTTGGACTCAGCCCCTTGCTAGAAATAAGGGAGCATACTTATCTTCTGGAGAATACCTATATTTTACTGATATTGATCATATATTGACAGAGGAGTCAATTTTATCTGTAATTAATTTTACAGGAGATAAAATGGAATTTAGTCGTACTTGGGCAATATTAAATGAAGAAGGTATAATAATTAGAGATAAAGATATTTTAATAGATTATGGATGTAAGGAAAATGAATTAAATAAGATTTCATCTCATTGCAATACTTTTGCTATTAAGAAAGAAATTTTTAATAGATTGGGTGGGTATGATCAAAAATTTTGTGGTAAGTACGGTGGTGATGATGTAGATTTTAATAAAAGATATGCTGAATTGTATTATAAAGGCGAAGTAAAGTCCTCAGAAAAAGGTCCTCTTATATATGTTTATCCCGATCCACGTAAGGATAAAAAGAAAATTTTTCATTCTCTTCGTAGTAAGTAGTTCAAACATAATGAAACCCTAATTTTAAGTATATATTACATTATAGTAAAGTAATTTTACTCTTAATGTGGTATGTATCGCTGTGATAACTCCCTATGCTTCGTATCCGTATTTAGATATATATTTATTTAAAGGAGCATCACTAGGTCTTGATTTTGAAGTTAGACAAATAAATAACTTAAATCAAGATGTAGTTTTTCCTTTAAGCGGATATAATGTTAGGATGATTGTAGAGGATTTATTAATAAAGTCATCCACGGTTTTATCTGATGGGGTTGTTATAACAAATCCGACATTAGGTTTAGGAATAATCCATCTATATCCTTCTGATACTGATCTTTTCTATGATGGTGTGGGGTATAGAATAGAAGCTTATGATTCTGTAAATGTTTATCCCTTTTTATATGGAACAATAAAACTTTTAACTTCTGTTGTATAATTTTGGAGGTTTACAATGCCGTATGTTACTGTAACAGTTAATTCTGGAATAGGTTCAAGTAGTGGTGATACAGGTGCTAATGCTTATGCTTCTCAAAGTTCGGTGGAGAGTACTATTGCTGCTATGTTTGGGTCAATTAAAGAAGTGCATTCTAATGCAAGTGCCGCTACTATTGCTGCTAAATTAAATGAATTTTTAACCAAGCTATCTTATACACGTATAGCAACGATTACATCTGATTCCTCAGAATCTTCGGAATCAAGCGTTTCTATATAATTTAAAGGAGATTATTAAAATGGTTGTATACACTAATCCCCTTGTCAATAACTCTGATGAGGGGTCGAATGCTATAGCTGGGCAAGTTTCATTAGAGGACGGGCTTCGTCGTAAGATTGGTACGATAGCAATGTTAGCATCGAATGCTGATGCTGCTGCATCTGCGGCTAAAATTAATGAGATTATTGATAAGATTTCGATTACTAGGATGATAGTGACATATTCCGATTCGTCTTTGTCGAGTTCTAGTATGTCTAGTGAATCTTCAGATTCCAGTATATCTTCTTTATCAAGCGATTCATCGGTATCATCAATTTCTAGTGTATCATCGGGAAGCTCCCATTCCAGCGCTAGTTCTCATTCTAGTACGGTATAATGTTTAATATTAAACTTATAGAAGCTAAAATTGGGAAATCTTCTAGTGAGCTTAATAGGTTATGGAAATCAGTTAAGCTCACTATTAAAGATATAAATCCTAAATCTAGTGAATGGTATTTGGTAGCAATGAATAAATTTAAAGGCTTAATTAAATAATTTTAAATTCTAGGAAATTGTAACATGCATTTAATTGATGAATCTAAATTTTCTGAGTTTGAGATTCTTAAGGAATCTGATCAACCGTTGCCTCCCGGTGTTATAGCTAGAGGTAAGGGTCCTATAGGGATAACAGAGACAGAAAATAAAAATGGTAGATGGTATAGTAACGATTTTTGGGAGAGTGTACTAAGTAATCCTGAAACTCAAAAATCCTTAAAAGAGAGATCAATGGTAGGTTCTGCTGATCACCCCTCCTCTTATTTACCGCCTTTTCATATGATATCCCATGTTATAACTGATGCTAAAGTTGATCGTAATAGTAATGCTCTTTTAGCGGATTTTGATATACTTGATACTCCTATGGGTAAGATAGTTAAGACATTATTTGATGCCAAGGTTAAAGTTGGGGCATCTACTAGAGCACTAGGTAAGACTAAGTTAGAGAGTGGTAGAAATAAAGTTCAAAAAGAGGGGTATCATTGGGGGGGATTTGATTTTGTTTTAGACCCATCTTGTCAGAATGCATACCCGTCGATTAAAGAAAATATTGAGAAGGTTATATCTGAATCTTCTTGTGATTCATTATTTTCATCTAAGGAATCAGTAAAAGATGCTGTTAAATTATATGAAAATTTTATGAATAAATTTGGGTGCGATACTAAGTTGCTTTTTGAGAAAGCTCAACAAATGGATTCTATAAATGAAGATGTTATGCAAAAAAATATTATTGCATTGCAATCTCAACAACTAGTTTTAGATTCTGAATATAAGGATTCTTTATCTACTATTAATGATATGGAAATTAAGATAAAGGAATTATCAGATGTAAATGAGAGTAATTCCAAAAAGTTAGATCAAGTAAATTTAGAATTAGAGAATAGTAAAAAAGAAATTTCTTCTTATAGAGATACAATTGAAAAATTGAGCACTAAAATCAATTTTTTAAAAGAATTGTATTTAGAATCAGGTATTGATGATCTTAAAAAGATTCAAATAAATAATGAATCCATTATAGAGTCAAAAACTGATATTAAAAAAGAAGAGGTAAAAAGTCAATCTTCTGATACTAAGATTGAAGGAATATCTTCACTATTAGATAATAAAAAAGATAATAGTATCAATGTAAAGGATGATAAAATAATTTCTTTAGAGAAGTCTAATATTGAATTAAAGAGATTAAATCGTTCTTTGACGGAGAAGAATGCACAATTAGTTCTTCAATTTGGGTATGACAAGAATATGTATGAAGTTAGTTTGAATGCTCTTAAAGAAAAGGTAGAGGATGGTAATTTTGTTATTGAATCCCTTAAAGAAGATTTGGGTCTTGCTAAAATAGAAATCGATAAACTAAGAAAACCTATAAATGAATCTGTAGAAATTAAGAAAGTTGTAAACAAACTATCTTCAGATGTATTGGATGAATCGCCTATTAATGCTACTTTTATTCTTAATGAGGATAAAAAAGATAGTAAGAAAAGTGATTCTAAAATAAGAGATAATGTAAAATCAATTTATTCTAATGTTAAGAAAGGTCGATAGTATGGGTATTAATTTATCCCAAGAACAATTGAATGAGGCTTATAGTCAGCTTTATGGTGAATGTGTCGGGTTAGTAGAAAAATATAATAGCTATATTGATCCTATTAAAGAGGTTTCTCCCGGTATTAGTGATTTTACTGTAGAGAATATTGCTATTGTTATGGAAAATTTGGATAGATGGTTACATAATAAACGTATGGATGAAACTACTACGGCAGTTAATGTAGGTAGTTTTATTAATTATGGTTTTGAGCTTCTTGCTGCAATGTTTCCAGCTTTGATTGCAAATGATATAGTATCAGTTCAACCAATGACTAGACGAGTTGGGGAAATTTTCTTTATGGAATTTCTTTATGGTACTACTAAAGGAAACATCACTAAAGGTCAAAAGATGTTTTCTTTTGAGACTGTTGGTAATAAAAATACTTATTATACCGGAGATTTTGATATTACTGAGACAGTAGGTACTGGTGATGCTGCAACAAAAACTTTTCATGGTTTTTTGAATAATATCCCGATGGTAGCCGGTTCAGCGGTTATTACTGATGGGGTAGAAACTTTTTCTGAGCCAGTAACACCGGATGGAACTTTGTCAGGTGATTTGGGGGGTAGTGGTACTATTAATTCTAATAACGGTGCTTTTTCAGTAACTTTTAATACCGCTCCGGTTCTTTCTCAGGCTATCACGGCTACATGGAATATTGATTATCAGAAGAATACTGATCTTATTCCTGAAGTTGATATTAGCATTACGTCAAGTACTGTTACAGCTACTAATCGTAAGCTTAGAGCTAAATATTCACTTGACGCTGCTTATGATGTTGAGCAAGGTCATGGAAGATCAATTGATAATGAGCTTAAGGTTGCAACAGCTAGTGAAGTGAGAATGGAAACCGATTCTGGAATTTTAAATCAGCTTTACGCACAAGGTACGGCTCCTGCTACGGCATGGTCGCGTACTCCACCTAGCACCGCTGTTGCTTGGGCTGATCATAAATGGTCATTCTATGATCAGGCTATTTTGCAAGTAAAGAATGATATTTTTGAGCAGACTCGCAAGGTAGAGGGTAATTTTATAGTAGTGGGTTCCTCAGTTGCTTCCGTAGTAGAATCCTTGGCTCCTATTTATAAAAGTGATGCTTCTGTACAACCCGGTCCTCATTATATGGGTATGTTGGGGGATTTTAGGGTATACAAGAATCCTATGTATGATGCTTTGAAATGGCTTATGGGATATAAAGGATCGATGTTTCTTGAAGCGGGATTTGTTTGGGCACCTTATTTACCTCTTTACGTATCAAGAACTATTGTTCTTGATGATCTTCTTGGTAGGTTTGGTATGATGCAGAGTGATGCACGTAAGATGGTAAATTCTTTGTTTTATTCCCCGAACATCATTTCGTAATAATTTTTAACTAAGTAGGATAGACTTTTCTATCCTACTTTTTGGAGTATTTTTATGTCAACAGTTATCAGACTGTATAATAATAATAAATTTATTTTAACTATTCCTTTTTGTGAGGGAAGGAAAACAGTTATTATTCAAGCTAAATCGGTGGCTTTTTTTGGTGGGGATTTAAATAGTAGGGATAAAGGGATGATAAAATCCTCCAATTGCATATGTTCTATTGTATTAGAAGAAGATATGAATAAAGAATTGAGATGTCTTTTGAATCCTAGATATAGACCCAATCCTTTTAAATTTATTGATCCTAATCCAGTAATTTCTGTTATAAAGGATTCTATTATAGAAATAAAGCAGGATGATCATATAGATAGGCCAAAATTGAGAAAAGTTAGAGAATTGAAAATTAAAGATAATAGTCCACAAATTTAGGTATTATGACTAGGAATGATATTCTAACTTATGTAAAGAATAAATTAACTGCTGGCGGTAAAGTAGATTTAGAAGTAGCCGATCAAGCAATTGATACTTATATTTATGATGCTTTTATAAAGGCTCAACCTTGGTATACTGAGCCTTTATTTGGCGAAACATTAGAAGTAACTTTTAGTGAAGCTGATTCTTCTTATATATTATTCTCCCAATTTTCTAAAATTCCCGATTTAGTTTATAAAGTGTATCCTTCTGCACAGACGGGGATGGGATCGTTTGATAATGATGTTGCTGGTTTATTGAGTTTAGAAGGTAAGCATATCATATCTCAAAACATGGTATCCGCTGCTTATGCATTAGAATTTGAGAGACAGGCTGACACTTTTTTAAATTCTACTTTAAAAAATTTTATGGGAATAGATAGGCTTTATATAAGTGGTGCAGTAGTATATGATTCTGTAACTGTTTTATACTATCCCAAAGTTGATTCTATGGAGGATGTAACTAATCCTAAAGCGGTAGCATGGATGTTGGATTATGTATTAGCTTCTACTAAAGTTGCAGTAGGTATGATAAGATCAAAATTTAGGGGAGGGGATTTAGGGTTAGATAATGATGGTATAGAAATGAAAATTGAAGGTAACACTAAAATAGATTCATTAATGGAAGAACTCCCAAAATTGAGTTTTTAATGTTAGAGTTTAGATTTGATGCAAATTTACCAAAAAAATTAAGTGTAGATTTAAATACATATAAGCATTTATTGTTAGAAAAGTATACCACTCGATATCCGCAAGTTTTATTTTATTCTTTATTATTGCCAAATATTTCGGCTGTTAATAATATTCAATACCAGGACGGGAAAACTGTTGTTGATGATTTGTGGGGGGATATTATACCTTTTGAGTTAGCTTCTGGATTTGTACAACCTCATACTAATAATATTAATCCTAATGAATTGGAGGTATTTAGTAATCCTTATAAGATAAATATGAGGATAGCATATACTCCAAAACAACAAAAACAATTAAAACATGGTCAAGATTGGTCGCATGAGTTAAATGTTTATTTTTTAATACCTCAGTTTGAGAATTTTAATTTAATTATTAAGCAAGGTGATAGATTTGTATGGAAAGATGCTATTTATGAGATTGTTAGACATGAATTAAAGGGGAGATGGGGGGATACCGATTATTTTTTATATTGGTCAGTTTATTCAGAGCCTAAACAAATAGGTTCATAAGTATATATTATAGATATATGGTAAAACCTGTAATTAAGGTTAAAGTAAAAACTTTTGGCATCGAGTCTACTAGTAATTTTCTTAGTAGTTTACAACAGCAATTACCAGAAGTAGTATCGGGAGTAGTAGAAGATATAGCTAATGATGTGGTAGAAGGTATAAAATCAAATATAGAAAATCAAAGTTACAAACATAAGCCTTTAACACCTAATTATAAAAGATATAAAATTTTACATGGTTTGGATTCTAGGATTCTGATAAGAACTAAGTTTTATTTAAATAAGATAAATGTATTTTCAGGAAAAATAAAAAATGAGTTTTTATATCATATAGGTGTATCTAAGTTAGAAGAATATTCTGATGGTAAGAAACTATATGATATAGCTAAATGGCTGGAATATGGTACAACTAAAATGGTAGCTAGACCAATATATGCTCCTGAATTAAAGAATATAAAAGAAAATCTTAGTGTGTATATAAAGTTTATAAATGGTAAGATAGGTAAATTTATAAAGATCAGTAAGAAAAATTCAAAATTAAAAAAGTGAGTTAATAAATGCGTTTAACTACATCTAGAAAAGATTTTCACAGACATTCATTTGAGGTCTCTCCTTGTGGTAATGGAGTTACTACTCTTAATTTAGATCATCGTCATGAGATTAAAGGTTTTGTAGTACATGAGGTTAATGGTCATAGTCATATTTTATATGGTATTCCTGATAAATGTACGGAATCTTCTAAGAAGGCGAAATATACAGGTAGTACATCACAATCCATAGAAGAAAAATCAATTAATGTTTATGGTGAAATTCCTCATGATCGTGAATATGGTGATCATCGAAGGGTAGCAGCAATTAAAAAATTGATTTATGGAATTAATGAATCAAGTAAAATTAATGAAGAAAAATATCTTATGAATGTAAAAACTGGTTCTGTAGACACTTACGATAATTGGAAGAGTGATTCTGAGAATGATGGATGGAATTTTGATAAAGAGTTATCTAGTGGTAATTTAGTTAGTGTTAAGAAAGATAATAGTGGTGATTGGGTAGAAGAAAAATCAATTAATGTTTATGGTGAAATTCCTCATGATCGTGAATATGGTGATCATCGAAGGGTAGCAGCAATTAAAAAATTGATTTATGGAGAGGATAAATAATTATGGATTTATTGACAAAGATGTATGAGGATAAGATATTGAAAGAGGATGTTAATCCTTTAGATAGTGAACTTGATGAAGTTTATAAGAAAATAGATGCGGCATTGAGATATACCAATATTTCTATTGACAAGAAAAAAAGTTTTTGTTCTTCAGTTATAGCTTATGTAAATTTAAAGAGATTACAGATTAAATAAAATAATTTATTTATATGGAATGGTTATTTAGAGCTAAGGTTATAAAAGTATTAGATTATAATAAAATTGATTTATTTTTTGATCTTGGTTTTGGTATTAAATTTAGAAATATAGTAACCATTTCTGATTTTAGTATAGATGAAGATAAAAAATTACAAGCAAAGAATTGTCTTGTTGTACTAATTGGTGGTCATAGGGTAGTAATTTCTTCAATTAAAAATAAATACAGTAATTTATATGATGTTAGGGTGTATTTATACAATCCTATAAAATTAGAAAATGTGTATGAATGTATCAATGATTTTAAATTGCCTTGTGTTAATAAGATAATGAATAAATTGAAGGATTTTGATTATGATCCAGAAATTTTAAAGTCATATATTCCCCAGATGTTACCTTAGATTTTCTTTTAATCATAGTTTTATAGTATATATTATAGATGATAGAGCTAATAAAATAGTTCAAATATATAATAGTGTAATACTATTACGCAATATTTCTACACCATAGTTGTTAAATTAAATTTGTTTGAGGTTATAGTTTTTGTCGTACCCATATACATTGAACGATACGTTTAGGTCATATGATCAGCTTATCTATGAATGGTTAGACAAGCTTAAAATCAATTATGGTAGTTTAGGAGGAGTACCTCGTACTAATTTTGGAATATTGCGATGTTTTGCTACTCCTAGAAGGGCGTTTGCTACTATGGAGGAGATGTTGATAAGGAAGAATTGGTTAGATTCTTCTAGTCCCGAAGATGGATCAGGTTCGGGTATTAAGACAGTACATTCTTATCAACGAATACCTTTACCTTTTTGTTCTATCGAGAGAACGGATTATATTGTAGATAAATCAAGATTTAGTACTGGGGAATTTACAGTTTATTCTAATAATGGGTATACATCAAATAAATATAAGTTTCCATTTCCTATTGATTTATCTTATAAATTAGAATTTTGGTGTAAGCAAAGATTTACAGTAATGCATATTTTAGAATGGGTAGTATCTCAATTATCCCCAAAAGGTATGGGACATAGTGAAATGTTGTTCAAGGTAACACCTATTGATCATAGTGGTAATACCCCATATGGTAGTAAGACAGTGCCTTTTATTATGGATACTTTCACGGACAATTCTGATATAGAACCTGGTGAAAATCAAAGAACTTTAAGACTTACTTTTATTTTTACATTGAAGGCATGGTTATTCTATCCACCCCTGTCAACAGATGGTAGATATGGCATGTTGAATGGTCCTTTGGATGTAGTAAGTCAATCAAGTACACCTACATTAGACATAAAAGAATTTACTACAACTATGGAGATTAATACTGATATAAAAAGACAAGATGATAATAAGCCATATTGTACGGGGGAGTTGTTTGACACTCATTCTGAATATGGTTTTAATTATATAAATGCGGAAGATGTGTTACTAGAGAATATTTCTGAATTATCAAAATATGTAGTAACTGATGATAATGAGATTAAATTTTATTCAAAATCAGAAGATGATTATTTGTATTTTAATTTATTACCATTATTACCCGAAACCTATTCTATAGGCGGTATATATTATTCTTTTGGTAATGTAATTATAGATGTACTGTCTAAAGAAGGTATTTTATTAGATTCTTTTGTATTGGGTATGGTAGATGAACCGACATTATTTAATCATGATTTTATTAATGAAGAAAATGAAGTAGATATAAGAATATTCTCTGATCAAAGGTTAACATTAAAAAATTTTTATTTTAAAAGATCAACACATTCTTATCAAAGTAATTCAAGTACATCTAGTTTTTCAAGTGTATCAAGTTATTCTAGTATATAATTTTTTATATAGAGTCTACCTATATTCAATAGGGTTTATAAAATAATATTCGACTTATATACTATAAGTAAATAAATTTTTGGAGGTTTATTATGGCAAGTCCTGGTTTTAAATGGAGAGAATTAGATTATTCTACTTATGCAATACAGTTATCAAAGACGGTACTAGCATTATGTGGCGAATCTTATAAAGGACCAGAGTATCCCATTGAGGTTAGAGGCGTTAATGATATGCTTAATAAATTAGGGAAACCTAGTACCGATTTTAAAGATTATGCTTTATATGCGATTGATAATTTTTTTACTATAGGTAATAAAGTTATTTTTCAACGTGTAGTTAGACCGGATGCAATAAGAGCAGAGACTCCTTATGTTGTAGATGGTAGTGATAATAATATTTTTAAGTGTAAAGCTACGTCTAAAGGATCGTGGGCTAATGATTACGCTATAGTTATTAGTGATGTTAATGTTACAACCCATGAATTCGATTTTTTTGTTTCTATATTAGACCCTACGGGTAATACATCCGATTATATTCAGCAAGAAAAGTTTGAAGCCGTGAGTTTAGACCCTACTTCTGAGAGATATATCGAGACAGTGGTAAATGATGGTATTAACGGTATTCTTAAATCAGAGATAGTTACTTTACATCTAGACCCCGGATTTACGTGGGATTCTGATAACCCCGTTGATCCTGTAGATGGTAATTATGTTATGGGTGATGTAGCTAATGGCGGGGTACTGGGAGTACATGGTGTAGTACAGCCCACTACATCACAATATACTACTGCTTTAGATAAACTTAAAGATCCAGAGACATATGATTTTAATCTTATAGCTATTCCCGGAATATTTACTAATATTAGTGGTGGGGATGATGTAACTTTAGCAGCTAAACTTAAAGAAATTTGTGAATTTAGAAGGCAGGATTGTCTAGCAGTCATTGATCCTCCTAAATCATTGAGTACCCCGGATTATAGTGGTTCAGATATTATTACAGATGTTAGGACATGGAGATCCAATCTTGCTCATGATAGCTCTTATACCTGTATTTGGTGGCCTTGGGTTAAGATTCTTGATACTTACAATAATAAGATAGTGTGGGTTCCGGCGTCTGGTTTTTTTGCTCAGAGATGTGCTTATACGGATAGTATAAGTTTTCCTTGGTTTGCTGAAGGGGGATTGAATAGGGGTGTTTTATCAAGTGTACAAGACATAGGATACATAACTAATCAGGATGAGAGAGATGATTTATATGATAGACGTGTTAATATTAATGTAATAAAAAAAGATCCGGATGTTGGATTTGTATTGTGGGGTAATTGTACTAATCAATCTAAACCTTCCGCAAGACAACAAATATCTGTACGTAGGATGCTTTTGTATCTGCAAAAATTAGTAGCTACTTCTGTAAAGTATTTAATTTTTGAACCTAATGATCCTATTATGTGGCAAGCTTTTAAAGCTATAGTTACACCCTATTTCGAAGAAGTTAAGATTGGGAGAGGTATGGCAGATTATCAGATTATAATGGATGCTTCTACAAATACACCGCAGGTTATTTCTAGAAAAGAGGCTTATGGTATTTTTAAAATTATACCTATGGATACAGCAGAAAGTATTAATGTAGATTATGTATTATATCCATCTGGAGCTTCTTTTAAATAATATTGAAATTAATGTATAATTGGAGGTTATTTTATGAATGATTTAAGTGCTTCTCATATAGCAAGTAGAAATTATGAGCCTCAGAGATCGAATAATGGTATGTTTAGAATTTATAATATACCTAGTAATGTTTCTGGGGTTAAGGGTGAGACTGTATTATCTTTATCTTTGAAAAGTTTTCCAATACCTACGGTTACTATAGATGCTTTAGAAATTTCATTTTTAAATGAGAATCGTAAAGTAGCTGGTAAGGTTTCTTTTGGTGATATGGAAATAAAGTTCCATGATTATGTAGATATTAATACCGCCCATATTTGTAAATTATGGCATGAGCAAGTTTATAATCCTTTTACTGGTAAAATAGGTCTTGCTAGAAATTATAAAAAAGATGGTATTATTGAACTTTTTGCACCAGAGGGTTCTTATAGTAGGTATTATTATGTACAGCAATGTTGGCCCAAATCTTTTGATCATGGTAGTATAGATATGGATACTTCTGATTCAGTTCTTATTACTATGACATTAGCAGTTGACAAAGCTTATGCTGCTCAAACCCCCGGAATTGTTAATTTGGTGAGTGGTTTGATCTAATTAATTTTTTCTCTCACATTCGTGAAAGGTTTTTATTATGTCAGAATTTAATATTACTCTACCTAGTAGGGGTAAGTTGTATGGTGATAAGTTGCCTGGTGGTAGTTTAACTTTGAAACCCCTAACTACTAAAGAGCAGAGTATTTTGTTTAACCCATCGGGAGATACTATTCAAAAATTTGATTCTATATTAAATAATTGTATAGTAAAATCTCCCATACCTGTTCAAGATATGTTGATGACTGATAGATTGTATGTAATGATTATTTTACGTACTCGATCTTTTGGTTCAATATATAAAATTCCCTCTATGCGATGTTCTTCTTGTAAATCCCAGTATTCAATAGATGTTGATTTATCTAAGGATTTAAAAGTAAAGGTATATGATAAAGAATCAGTTGATGATACTTATATTTCATTAGGTGATAATATCGAAGAGCCTATATGTTTTCATTTATCGGATTTTGATTCGGATGTAGAGTATAGGTTTTTGAGGGGGTATGATGAAAGACAGATTGCTCAAAATTCAAAAAGAATGCTTATGCAATCAACCGATATTTCTGACCCATCTTTTCAGTTAAGATTAATGTTGATGATTCAGAAAATAAATGGTAAAGAAGTTTCTATGCAAGAAAAAACAATATTTGTTAATTCTATGAGTGCTAGAGATGAAACATTGTTATCTGCTGATATTGATTCAAAAGAATCCGGTATGGATCTTACTTTTATTAGTACATGTAGATCTTGCGGTAATGAAGAGGAGTCGATATTGCCTTTTACGGCAGAATTTTTTCGCCCAAAACGTATCAGGTAAGCAATCCGATATAGATGATGAGATATACTATTTAGTTAAGTATGCGGGATTTTCAGCGGAATATGTGGAGAGCCTTGAAATTGATAGAAGGATGTATTTTGTAAGAAAACTTAGTGAAGATATACAAAGAGAGAATGATGAAATTAAAAAATCTTCAAAGAAGTAAGGTGCAATAATGGGTGCTGGGGTGGGAGCTTCAAATGTAGGTTTTGTTTTGTCTTTTATAGATGAAGCTTCTAAACCTTTACGTACTGTAACTAATGCATACAATAAATTAACTAAATCAATAGATGCAGCAATTAAAAAAGCTTCTGAAGTAGCAAGATTTGTAATGAGCATGGATGCTATTTCTAAATCGCTTGAAAAAGTTAATAGAGCTGGAGCTAAAGCATATTTTTCATTACATTCTTTATCTGGGGTTACTTCTAAGGGTGTTAAAATTCCAAAAATGGCAGAAGGAGGAATTGTAAATAAACCTACAGTTGCTCAGATAGGGGAGAAAGGTCCAGAAGCAGTAGTACCTTTAGATAGGTATAATGAGTTTATGGGTCAGAGTATTGGTGTGTTCATGGAAGGAACTGAAGCATTATTTAAGACTGCTACTGATATGTTTGAAAAATTTAAATTAGTTAAAAATGAATGGGAAAATTCTTTTGGTAAAGATTCTAAAGAGAATTGGGAGAAGATAGATAAGAGTAGTAAGAATACTAGCAAATCTTTGAAGGATGTTTTTAATGTAGTTAAGGATGTTAAGGTTATGACTGCATTAAATAATTTAAATAATGCTTTTGAGTCTATTTTTAATGTAGGTAAGATAGGTGATGCAGATCAGGCTATCCAATCATTTCAAAAATCAACTAATAGACTATCTCAATCTAGGGGATATAATAGAAAACAAGTTATGGAGATGAGGGATTTAGAGAGAGATGCATATAGGGGGTTAATAATAGATGTAAATAGGGCTTCTGACGTATTATCAGATCTTGCTGATGATACTAGTATTAAATTAGATAATAATTTAATAAAATTATCCGCTAGAATGGCGGGTTTTGGGGAGATTTCTGGAGTAGATGTAACTAATAATGTTGTTAAATTACAGAGACAGATATCATTGATGGGAGATGATTTTTTGGATATAGTTACACTATCTAGGAAGACATCTAATTCTATGGAGATTAATTTTAAAAATGTTTATAAATATGTTGATCCTGTTTTGGATTCTTTATCCGTTATTAAAAAAGATTTATCTGATATGGATAAGAAATCTGTTGTTAGGGGATTATTTTCCATTGCATCTTCTTTAGAAAAAGCTGGTATAAAGGGAGAAGCTGCTAGTAAAGTTATGGATTTATTGACTGCATCATTGATAGATTTAGATACTAGAAAAGCTTTTATGAGAGCTGGTTTTGATCCATTAAAAGCTTTAAAAGAGGGACATCCTGAAAAAGTTATTGAACAATTACAGGGCATGTCAGAAGCAGTTAGGGCAGGAACATTAGGTGGATTAAAGATGGGTCAAGTATATCAAGATAAATTTAATGTTGCATCAGATATACTTCTAAATTTAAGGGGTAATACTGAGGGTATGATAAAGACAACAGAGGAGTATAATAAAAGATTATTTGGTACTGGGCAGACTTTAAAAGAGATTAATGATGAATTAAAAAATCAGAAGGCTCTAGGGGATCAAGTAAAGAGGGGTTTTACAAACTGGACTTCGGTTCAACCTATATTATCTTTTATTTCCGATCATCTTGAAAGTATTCCGGCTTTATTATTGGGCATCCATGCTGGTTTTATGTTGTTAAAAGATGTTCCAGATTCTATTAAGGGCATGAATAAGAGTATAGGTAATTTTCGTAAAAATATTAAAAATACAATAAAAGATGTAAGGGGATTACATTTAGGTACAATGTTATTAAGTAAGGCGAAACTGGTTTTATCCTCTGTAACTAGTGTATTAAGTAAATCCATTAAAATGCTTAATCTATCTTTTCTTGCTTCACCTTTATTTTGGATACCGGCTGCTATAGCTTTAGTAGTAGGTGGGTTTATATTATTATATAAACATTGTGATGCTTTTAGGAATGTAGTAGATAAAGTTTGGTCGGGTATTAAGATTTTTGGAAATTTTTTATTAGGTGTTGGTATAAAAGCACTACATTTTTATATAGGTTATTGGAAGTTACTATTTAAGGTCGTTATGATACCTATAAATTTTCTTATAAAATCGGGTAAATATTTATGGGAAATATTCTCAAAAACTTCTCCTGGTAAGGGTCTTATTCATTGGATTAAATCTGGTATTGATTTATTAATGAAACCCTTGGGGTGGTTATGGGATAAATTAAGTGGTATATGGGGCTTACTTTTTTCTGGAAAAACATCTAATATAGATATAAATAAAAAAATAATGGAATCACCTAGTACAGTTTTAGAGAAGCCATCCCTTGTTTCTCCTGAAAAGAAGTCTAATATTGAAGTATCTAGTTCAAATGGTAAAATGGATATTAATATAAATCAAGAAGATGTTGTGGATAGATTGGATAAGATTTTGGTAGCTTTAATGAATGGAAATAAGAATAAAAAAAGTGCATTCAGGAGTAGTAATTCAGGATATTTATCACCCGATAGATTAGCTATAAATGGGGAAATGTAATTGTGTATAATGAACCTAATAGTACATATACAAATGCAAATAAATTTGAAGGTAATCATGAGGCTTTTGCGTACCTTGAGATTGATTTAGATTATCCAAAAATATTAAGAGATAAGTTCCCTATTCAGAGATTAACATTTACATATTTACCAACAGAGATTTCTGATAGCGGATCTGATCCAGTATGGAATGAAATTTCTGTTATGGGCAGATATTCCCCTTATATGGTTTATGGTGGTACATCAGTAAATGATATATCTTTTACATTACATTTTTATGCTACTGGTAATCCTGTATCTGATGTAAAGCAAAAAGTTGATTGGTTAAGATCGATGAAATACCCCGTTTTACACGAAAATGTTTCTTATAGACCCCCCACATTGATTTTTTATTGGGGTAATTTAATTAGAAGAAGAGTTATATTGAAATCAGCACATCCTATATATAGATCTCCTTGGTATGTGGAGGATATAAGTGATGTAGCTGTAGTATATCCGTTACATGCTATGATTGCGGAAGTATCCATTATTTTAACTGTAGTAGAGAATGATTTTATTTCTGGTCCTGATGTTATGAGAGGTATTAGATAATATTATATGGTTGATCTTAGAGTAGATTCTAGATATTTATTAACCAATATTCTTACTGATGAAAATGGTAAAGAATATTTTGATGTATGGGAATCTATAGATATCAAATCACAGAATGACGATAGAGTTTTATCCGTATCAGAAATTGATTTGGGAAGATTTGATAGGATTACTAATAATTTATATTCCAATCCTTCTTATTGGTGGTCTATTTTTCATTTTAATGATATTGAAGATCCTTTTTCTGAGATTGATTTTAGTGATGCTGATCATCAGATTTCTTATCCTAATTATTATTTACAGGGGGGTAATTCTAAGGTATCTTTACCAGAAGAGTTTTCAAATACTAATTTGATAGCATTAGGTATTGACCCTTTAAATATAGAGTTATCCGATTTACCTAAAATAATGAAATATATAAAAGTTCCAGAATACGATTCTAACACTAAATTTAATGTCCCATCTAGAAATAATTTACAAGAGGTTATGTCAGATGCTCAAAACAGATCTACAGCCAATAGTTGATTTATATATAGATGGGCATAGAATACCTACACATGAATATTTGACTAAATTAGAAGTTAAACGTTCAATTGGTGTAGGGGGGTATGAGGGCAATCTTGAATTATTTGATCCGACATGGACTTTTTTAGAAAGTTTTATTCTTGAAAAAGGGGTAAATACTTCTATAGATTTTTCTTATGGGTGGGGTAGTGATTCATCTATTCAAGTAGAAGCAAAATTGATGAATTATAAACCACAATTTTCGGAGGACGGTGTTCATATTTATATAGAGTTTGCTTTAGGTAGTAGAGTTGAAAATAGAGTAAAGCATAACATTTGTTGGCCTGGATCTATGACTATTTCTGATATAGTTACAAATATAGCAAAAAATAATGGCTGGCAATATGAAATAGAGCCAACAAAGGGAATTTTTGATAGATCTTTTGTTCAAGATAGTGTATCGGATGCTTATTTTATAAAGAATATTTTATCTCCTAGAGCTATTAATCATTCTAATGTTGGGGGATATAAATTTTATTTAGAGAATAATAAGTTATTTTTTTCTACGAAGAGTTATAAAAGAGATAATATTTACAAAAGTTATGTTTTTCAACGTGGGGATATGCATGAGGTAATAAGTTTCTCTCCCTCTGATAATGTGGCTGATATGGCTCAGTTTGGGGGTACTAAAGTTAAAGTAACGGGGTATGACCCCAAAGAAAAAAAGATTTTATCAAGTGAAGTATCCACTTCTAACAATTCTGGTTCTGTACCAATAGAAGGTAATAAGGTAACAAAAGTAATTAAAGATATTAATGGTGATGTAAGAGTTATCTCTAAACCGTTCCATCGTAAAGAAGATGTGGATAGTTATGCAAATTCTCAGTATTGTGAATTTGCACAATGGAGATATAATGTAGATGCTGAAATAATTGGTGATCCTAGAATACCATTAATGAGTAATTTGGAATTTATATTGATAACATCAATGGGTTCAGTGCATTATATGTCCGGGGTATATCAATTATTTGAAGCTACAGATAAAATTGAAAATGGGTCTTTTAAATCCCAGTTATCATTAATGAGAAGTTCCATATCGAGAGGATCTGAAACGGTTAAAGGAATAATAAAAAAGTTAGTCAAAACCGAACCTATAAATATTAGTAAAATTAGAAAGGTATCAAAATAATGCCGGGACTGTCTTTAATTGATCTTGTTAATAATAGAGACAATATTTTACCTAAAGATACTGTATCGGGTATATATAGAGCTATTGTTAAGGATAATGATGATCCAGAGAAGAGATTAAGATTAAAAGTCCTAATACCTTCTATACATCCAAGCAATGTTCCTGTATCTTCACTTCCTTGGGCCGATTGTTGTACTAGTGTAGCTGGACCGTCAAGATGTGCTACTATGCGCCCTAAGATTGGGGATGTAGTATATATTATATTTGAGATGGGTGATAAGCATTATCCGGTATGGCTAGGTTCGTGGTTTGCTGCACCTAGCAATCAATCGGAATTACCTAAAACTTTACAAGATAGTTCAGATCATTATCTGATTCATACTGATAACGGTAATTTAATAGATATTTCTGATGAGTCCGGAAAAATAAGCATAAATATTAGTACAAAAAATGGAAATAAGATTGTATTAGATGATACAGGGGGTAAGATTGATATTATAGCTGGGGAGACTAATGCAATAATTAACATCAAGCCATCTTCTACGGGATCAATTAATTTAGGTAATAATCCAATAACACCTTGTAATGATTTTCCATTATGTCCAATTTTAGGGAAACATTCTATAGGTACGGATATTTCTGGTAATAAGGTAATAGTACCATAATATGAATTCTACAGTATTAATAACTGCTATTAAAGCTGATTTATCAATAAAGTTATTAGGTAAAACTATAACATTTACAAAGCCTGATGGTACACATGATGTTAGAAATGCTTTTGATTTAACTACTGCGGTATTAGATAGTGGTGAAAATTATTTAAAATTTTTATTGGATTCTTTAGTAGAATCAATTGCTACACAGACTATATCCCATATACAAAATTCGGGAGTAATCTCTATTTCATCTGTGTCACTTGTTACTCCCGGCACTGGAATATCTGGTCCTGGTGTGGGAACTATTAGTTAGGTTACAATTATGGCAATTATAGTTGAAGATAAATGGAGAGGTATAGGTGCTCCTTTTAGTAGAGGGGTTCACGGGCATTTTACTTCTAAGACGACAAAAGATTTAATAAAATCTTCTCTTACTATGATTTTATCTACATATTTAGGTAGTAGAATAATGAGGCCGGATTTTGGTTCGGTATTACCCGAAATACTTTTTGATCCTATAGATTCAATAATGATCTCTAAAATTCAAATATATGTTCCAGATGCTATAAGAAAATATGAGCCTAGGTTATCAAATGTTTCGGTTTCGTCCTCCATTAAGAATAAAGAAGTTAATATTACTATTTCTGCTACTATAGTTGAAACAGGTGATCCAGTAAAATTTTATTTAAATGCTATTAAAAATAAAGATAATTCTCTTCAAATGGTGGTTTAATAGATGTCAAGTACTAGAGATTTTTTGCCAAGTATCAGCTATCTTTCTAAAGATTTTTTTGCTATTGTTGATGATCTTAATGCTTATATACAAGAAAATTACAAGGATTTTTGGAATGATTTTACACAATCGAATTTAGGGGAGGCTTTAATTGATCTTTTAGCTTATATAGGTGATCAATTAAATTTTTATCTTGATAAACGTGTAAATAATATGTATTGGGATACAGTATCAAGATATGAATCAATTCTTAGATTATGTCGTCTAATAGGGTATTATCCTACTGGGACGGTAGGTTCTCGTGTTAATGTTGTAGCTAGGAGAGGTGGGATTAATATTTATACAGAGTATCCTAGTTATGGTAGTACTAGTAGCAGATATTTTTTAATTAAGGGGGGTCATTGGGGCGAAGCTCCTAATAAGCAAACTTTTATTCCCGGTCAATCTATAACAGTCGGGGATTTAATTTTTGAAGTTTTAGAGGATACTAAGATATATAATAGTTTACCACATGTAGGTGATATAGAATCAATATTAAGTAGATTGGAGCATGAAGTAAAAGATAACGATCATCCATCTACAGTTTATGATATTATACAATTTTTTATGTATCAAGGTCAAACTGTACAAGACACTTTTGTATCCGATGGAACAGCCTTTCAGATTTTTGAAACTTCCCGCGATTCTATTATTGACAATTCTTGGAAATTCTGTATAAATAATGTGGGGCATGATGATGGAGAGCCGGGTGGTAGTAGTTCTAGTGATGGGTGGATACAAGCCACTGATAATACTTTTGTAAAACATGTAGCCGGATCACATGTTTATACCATAGATTATATAGAAGATGGAAAAATTAGAGCTAAATTCGGTAATGGTTCTGATTATGGGTCTATCCCATTAGAGGGTGCTAATATAACTATTGCTTACCGTATAGGAGGAGGTTTTAGTACTAATATTATTAGCGGTGTTATAAAAGCATTAGAAAATAATGTTTTTGCAGACTTATATGAGTATAATTCGGGTGGGGATATACTCATATCTTCTGGTATTAGTATACCTATAAATAATGATTCATATTTTTTAGAATCTAATAATACTAGTATTAATGATTATGGTGGTAAAGGGCAATATGGTGCGGATAAGGAGTCTATAGATAATATAAAGATAAGAGCACCTAATCATTTATCATCTACTAATAGAGCAATTACTAAATTAGATATTCAGACATTAGTGAGTGATTTCAGATATTATGACGAATCTAGTCAATTGACTTACCAAGTATCAAAAGTTTCAGTATCTAGAGTTGAAGGTGTTTTAAGATATGTAGATTATGAACCAGGTAGCCCCACTTTTGGGTGGTTATATACTCAACCTAGTGATGGTAGGACTGAGATAAAATATGAGGGTCAGGCTATACCTATATATATACCTAGTTATGGATGTAATATTATACAAATTTATGTATGGCAATTGGGGAATAACGGGGAAGATGTTGTTGCAGATGATATTTTAATTAATGCTTTGAGGGATTATCTAAATAAGGGAACACTATTTTCTACTGATACTAGACTAGGTGATATAGGTATGACTTCTGTTTATTATAGTGTTAATAAGGGTAGTTTCCAAGATATTATTGTTAATTTAAATACCACATTAACTTCCGGGGCTAGTGGTGTATCGTATGATCCGGTCTTTAAAAAGATGGGTACTAATAGTTTAGATACCCAGATTAACACAGCAATATCTAATTTATTTTTGAATAAGGAGCCGGGGATAAAATTTTCTACTTTGAGTGTGTGGAGAGCAATATCCGCTATTAGTGGTATACTAGATTTTGCTGTAACGTTGAATGGTGGTTCCGTAGACATAGTTGTTACCTCTGATAAGATAGCTAGACTTGCTTTATCAGGAGGTTTAGTTTTTAATCTTGTTCCAGAAGTATAATTATTATGTACTATCCTTTTATTTTATTTCCTATAACATATAAATGTAATTTACATTGTAGTAATTGTGTTGTTAAAGATTTTAATCAGGAATTGGACATAGAGAAATCTATTAAAATTTTAAAAAGTATCCCTGTAGAGTGGGTATACTTAACTGGAGGGGAGCCTTTTTTAAATAACAATTTAATGGATATTTGTAAAGAATTAAAATCTATTAATAAAAAGATAGGTATTACTACTAATGGTACAATTCATAATTTTGATGTTTTAGAATATGTTGATAGAGTAGGTGTATCAATTGATGGATTAAAGGAGTATCATGATGAGTATAGGGGTAATGGAGTTTTTGATTTAGCTATAGAATTTTTAAATCATTGTAAATATAAAGAATCTGTTTTGATGTCAACTATATATAAAGATTCTTATAATAAAGTAATAGAATTAAAATCAGTATTATATGATTTAGGTGTAAAATATTGGCAAGTTTCTAGAGATGTTAATGATTTATCAATTAATTTAAAAAAAGAAGATTTTAATGTGAATAATATAATAACTAAAGTAATTAATAATTATATGAATCATACTTTAGTTTTATATGGTAATAACATATCATTGACAAAGTGTAATAGTAATGAAGTTTTATCTGGGGTAATATCTAACCCCGCTTTTAAGAGTATGGGATGGGTAAGAACATTTTTTTCCCAAATTTTTCAGAATAGTACTTATGATCCTGATGGAATTTTAAAAGCATACTTGGATATTATAAATGCCTGTTGTATAACGGGGGCTAAATCTAGGTTATAGATTATGAGTGACTATATTACCGGTACTACATATTATGTAGAAGTTAGTTTAAGTGATACTTATGTAAAGACAACTGAAACTAACTTTTTATTTGTTTTTCCTTTGTCATTAATTACAGATCCCTTGTTTTGGGGGGAAATAAGTTCGTCTTCTAATATAGGTATTTGGGATGTAGATAATTCATTAAAAAGACCCCGATATATTGGATCATATTTAGATATAGTAAATAAGGGTGGTGTCGTATATTGGGATGCTCCATTAACAACAACAAATAAATTTAGGATTTGTGTAGGTCATGATTTATCCGAAATTGATTCTAATTCCGCATTTACTAATAGTTCAATATATGAATGTTGGCCGATGTGTGAAACTTCTGGGGCTATTTTTACTGGGATATTAAATAATTTAACTTTACATGGCAATGTTACTCCTGGAGAAGTTGGAAAGATATATAAAGCTGCTAGCATAGTTTCTGGGGGGTATATAGATGGTACACATGTAATAAATACTGGAGCACATACGGTAAGTTTTATTATGAATATTTCAACAGATAATGGTATTATTTTTTCATTAAATAACCTGGCATTTGAAGTATATTTTGGGGGAACTATACTTATAGCTAATTTTGGGGGTGCGTGGGCATACAGTCATGATGGGGATATAGGAAAGAATAATTTTTATTTAGTAACGGTTGTCAAAGATGCAACACATTTGATATCTATATATATAAATGGATTGTTGTCTGGTACACCATTATTTAATTTTGATAATTTCAATTCCACATTTTTATCTATAGGTAAAAGAATAAATCCAGGGGATGATTTTCCATTTAGCGGAAGCATAGAACAGATATCATTTACAAATGATACAAAAAGTTCGGAAAATATATTAACAACATATAATATGTTGTACTATTCATCAAATTTTTACGGTAATAATTTTTCAGTTAATTTGGGGTCGATTTCAAGTTATAGTTCAATTTTATCTTATTCATCAATTTCATCATTAAGTCATTCATCAATTTCATCATTAAGTCATTCATCAATTTCATCATTAAGTCATTCATCAATTTCATCATTAAGTCATTCATCAATTTCATCATTAAG